TCACCCGACCTGTTCGTCATTAGACAAACTAGCTGATGCCAGCCGATGTTGACCGGCGTCTGCTATCCGCCGTGCTATCCGACGATGATCGGTAAGGGCCTGCCGGACCGTGTCGTAACCCTGCTCCGAGAGGTGCGCGTACTTCTTCGTCACCTCCCAGTCGGAGTGGCCCATCATCCGCGCCAGCTCCGCCAGGTGCACGCCCTGCTGTAGCAGCCAGCTCGCATAGGTGTGGCGCAAGTCGTACGGCCGGGCGTGCCCCTCGAACCCGCTGTGCTCCAGTGCCCGCTTGAACGGCCCCTTGCCCCACTCGTTCGAGCGGAACGGCGCCAGCCGGGGCCCGCGGAACACGAGGTCGCCGATGCACCGACCGGCCGAGTGCGGCAGCCCGCACGTCTCGGCGCGCTTCGGGGCGGCGTGCTCCCGGTAGCGGCGCAGCATCATCACCAGATCCTCGGGCAGCGGCACGGATCGCTGCTCGTTGTCCTTCGGCAGCGGGTCGATCACTCCCGCCTTCTGGTCGAACTTCTCCACGATCTGGATAGACCCGCGCTCAAGGTCCAGCCGGCGCCAATGCAGCCCGGCCAGCTCGCTGGGTCTCATCCCGGTCTGCACGAGGGTCCACAGGATCAGGCTGTTCAACCCGTCCATGTGGAACGCCAGCGCCTCGACCTCGTCTGGGGCGAGGTAGCGCTCCATGGCCGTCGGCAGGTCGGGGTAGGCGGTGTGCGCGGCCGGGCTGAGGTCGATGCGCTTCGCGAACACCGCTGCGTTCAAGGTCGTCTTGAACAGCATCAGCGAGTTGCGGGTTGTCCACACCGACGCTGGCTTCACGGTCTTCTTCTTCGGCTTCTGCATCTCCTTGACCCACCGGGCCACCTCAAGGTGGTTGATGTCGCACAGCTTCACCTCGCGCCATTTCGGCATCAGGTGGCAGTCGGCGGTGGACCGGTAGCACTGCTCGGTGGAGTAGGCCATCTGGTGCGACTCGAACCACTGCTCGAACCACGTACCCCACGTGACGCGCCCGTCGCGTGGGTCTACCGCGCCAGGCTTGCGCTGCTCGTCCTCCGCTTTGATCGCGGCCTTCAGTGCTTGCCGCTCCTGCGTGAATGTGCCCGCCGAGCGTGTTTCCCCGGTCGCGTCCCGATAGCACGCCTGGTATTTCCCGGACACTCTTAGGACGGTCCAGGCCATCGCGTCACCTCTTCTCGTTTAGATCAGATCTCACGTCTTCTTCCAGCAGGTCGGCCAGTGACGTCAGGCGCCGCTCAACTATCGCGGCGAGGATTCGCTGCGTATTGCGCTCGGCCTCCTTGCGGTTGCGGGCGTCTCGGATGGCCTGGCGTTTGAGGTGGAACACCATGCAGCAGAGGCTGATGAAGCCGATCCAGACGACCATGGCGGTACCCCAGACGAACGCTCTGGGCGCGGGCGCCGAGTCGTCCGCCACTTCGATCCATCCGAGCAGGCCCGCGACTACTGTGAGTAGTGCGGCTGCACTAAGGAGGATCCAGCGGAGACCGGCTGCCCTGTGTAGGCCCTTCGGCATGTCTGACATTGGCTGACCTCACCCTTTCGTGGTGGGCGCCGCCCCTACCCCAGTGAGCGTTGCGCGTTCTTCCCGATACTCATTCCATCGCCGCCTTTTACGCATATGTACGGGATTCACCTGAATGGGGGAATATGTGCCACGCGCTTAATAACTCTCGGTCACAGTTGGGTCAACTGATGTCGCTATTGTCGTGCGCGGGTGGTTTGATGTTTCCCGCTTCCGTACGGGCGGCTCGAGTCCTAAGTGCCCACAGCATGAACCGCTCCTGATCTGCGGCGTTGGGCTCTCGGTCCGCCTTCCTTGCCTCATACCAGGCGTACATCCGCGCAAGGGTCTTTAGTCCATCAAGGTCGGTCGAAAGGACCTCATCTAGAGGGGCCAGTTCCTCTGTTTCGACAGCTGACGAAACGGGCGTCTGTGGCCCGGCCGGGATCGGTCCGCCTTCCAAGATGATTCGCGGAGTCTCCTCGGTCCAGGTCGGCAGAGCGCGGCCGATCGCGCGCAGGACAGATTCCCCGACGCTCGCGGCGCCCGGTTCCAGCGACTCGACGTTCTCGATGCTGCGCACACCGACACCGGCCGCCTTGGCGAAGCTGGGCCGGAACCTGTGCCCGGCCGCCTCGCGTGCCTTGACGATGGCGCCGGCGAGGCGGGCGCGCGCCTCCTGTGAGTAGTTGCCTGTGCGCACTTTGCGGTCCACCGCTGCATCATGGCGCAGAGTTCCGCAGAGCGCTACCCGCCGTCGCGCCTTGTGCCTGACGTGTCGACGCTGCCTGAACCGCTCCCCAACGACTCTCATGTACCGCAGAGTACCGCAGACCTCCGCAGGATGCCAAGACGTGACCCGCAAAATGCGGGAGATGGTCTTGTGTAATCCCGCAGAACACCGCAGACTCTGCGTATGCCCAAACTCGACAGCCCCGCGGTGAAGCACCGAATGGCAGAGCTGGGTGTGACGTCCGAGGAGCTGTCCACGAGGACTGGCATCCCCTGGGGGTCACTCCGCAACGCCATCGCCGGTCGGGACCCACTCACTCTGGATCGGGTCTACGACGTGGCTCGCGCCCTGATCATCAAGGCAGACGCCGGTAGGGATCTCCGTGCGGTCGTCTGCGAGATCCTCGTCAGCGAAGACGGCGTGCCGGACAACCCGCCCGACCAGACCAAGCCGAAAGAGAAGCCAGAACGCCGCAAGGAAAAAGGCGGCAGCGGTCCCAAGCGGGAGTCCGAGCGGGGCGCGGCCTGATGACCGACTGGCTGTCCACCAAGCAGGTGGCCGAGAAGGTCGGTCATCACCTAGTCACCGTGCAGCGCGCTGCCGAGAGTGGTGAGCTGCACGGTCACCAACCCCGCCGGAACTGTTCATGGCGGTTCTCGGCCGAGGCCGTGGACGCGTGGATCCGAGGGATGGACGGGCCGACGGCGTGCGGGTGTCAGAACCTCCGGCTCTTGCAGAGGCGGCGGGCGTCATGACCGAGTTGATCCCCTTCGAGTTCCACGGCGACCGGCTGCTGCTGGCGGAGGTCGATGGCAAGCCGTACGTCATCCTCAAGCCCGCCCTCGAGTCCATCGGCGTCGCCTATCCGGCGCAGCGCGAGAAGCTCAAGGACAAGTCCTGGGCAACCATGTCGCTCGTCGACACGGTTGCGGAAGACGGCCGGACGCGGCAGATGACCGCCATCGACGTCCGCACCTTCCTGATGCTGTTGGCGACGATCGACGAGAAGCGGGTCGCCGAGTCGGCCCGGCCGAAGCTGATCGCCTATCAGTCCGAGGTCGCCGACGCGATCGAGTCGTACTGGACCGAGGGCGGCGTCATCAACCCGCGCGCCACCGAGGATCAGCTGTCCGCGATCAGCCGTAGGGCGGAGTCGCAGGCGAAGGTGCTGTCCGCGCTCAAGGGCATCGTCGACAAAAACTGGCTGGAGGCGAAGGCCCGTCATGTCGCGGCCCGTGCGCTCGGCGAGGAACCCGAGGTTGATCCGGCGACGCGTCCGTTGACGGTCGGCGAGTACCTGGAAGACAAGGGCGTGACCGGCTCGGCACTGCGGTCGCTGTCGACGAAGTTCGGGAAGCTGCTGAAGGCCGCCTACCGGGATCGGTATGACCGTGAGCCGGGGTCGACGAAGCGGTTCGTGGACGGCGCGCTGCGTGATGTCGCGGTGTACACGGAGAAGCACCGGTCTCTGTTCGATCGCGTGTGGAGTGACCTCGCGGCGGTGACGTCGTGACTCCCGCGCAGATCGCCGAGTACGACCAGATCGCAGCGGAATACGCGCCCTACCTGAACGCGCTCGCCGCCACCATCCGCGCACTGCAGGCAAACGGCCGCTCGTACGAGGAGTCGGTGTGTGACGTCACCGCGATGTTGCAGACGGACGAACGGTTCGCTGACGTGATCACGCTGTCCAACCTGCTCGGTATCGCGGTTGGTCGCCTGTCCATTGAGGGCGGTGCGTCCGCGTGAACCTCGACCCAACCCGTGCGCTCAACTCACCGAAAGGGCTTGAACCAATGACGCACCACTACGGGCCGAACCCCACCTACCAAGCCCCGGCGCCGAAGAAACCCAGCCGCCTGAAGAAGGCCGCGGTCATCGGCGGCAGTGCGGTCGTGCTGGTTGTGGCCGCCGCGGTCATCTTCGCGCCAGACCAGCCGGCGAGTTCCACAGCGGTGTCTGGTCCGGTGTCGACGGTCACGGTGACTGTGCCCGGCCCGGCCGTTGCCACGGTGACAGCGCCGCCTCTTCCGGCCGCGACCGTGACGTACACGCCGCCCGCACCACCGAAACCTGCCGGGTTCGGGCCGGGCACCTACCTCGTCGGAACCGACATGGAACCGGGCACGTACCGGTCTGCGGGTTCGGAGACCGGGTGCTATTGGGCGCGGCAACGGAACGACGCTGGGGACATCATCGCGAACGATCTCGTGAACGGACCCGGCCCGGCCCGGTTCACGACCAAAAAGGGCGAGCTGGTCAAGATCAGCTTGTGTGAGTTTGTGAAGGCGTCATGACCAAGGCAGAGCTGCTCGACATCCTCGACGGCGCCCACGACGACACGCTCATCCTGCTGCGCGACAGCAAGGACGTTATCCGTTACTTCGATGCGGCCCACCGCACTAATGCGCCCGTCGACGGGAAGGTGTGCGCCGTGCTGGTCCTCACAGAAGGGCCACCGGTATGAGCGCCATCATGATCCAGTTGTCTCCGACGGTCCACAACGAACTGTCTCGCCAGATCGCGGTAGCCCGCATGTGTCCATCCTGCAGTCATTACCCGGTGCTCGTGGTCGAGGACGGTTCGGTGGAGGTACGGGACGGTCACAAACCGGGGTGCCGTCAGGCGCGTGATCTGCGTGCAGCTTTTCGTGTGGTCCCGGGTGGTGAACCAGCATGAGCGCCGGTATGGGCCGCTGCGACATCTGCAAGACCGATGTGCGCACCACAGACCTCCTGTCCCACATCTCCGTCTACCACCCCGACCTGTATGAGCCGATCGAAACCTGGCCCGACGGCCAACCGGTCGTGATCGACACGACGTTGGAGCCAGAGGATTTCGCGTACGCACCGCTGTCTGATGCCGATTCCGCCGTGTTGCTGGCGGCGGTGTCGCGGCCGTCGTTGTGGCAGCGCATCAAGTCGTGGTTTCGCAAAGACCAGTAGTCGAAACGTAAGCGGGCCGCCCGTAGCCCCGAGCGACCCGCACGACCAGAGGAGAAAGGACCAATCCTCATGGACGACCAGAACCATACCCGACTGACGGTGGCTGACGCGCTCGTCACCCTCGGACAACACATGCACGAGCACCCCGACCTGGCCTTCGCGAACCTGAAGTGGCAGTTCTACAAACCGGGCGGTTTCGTGTCAGGGCTGGACATTCAGACGCGGAACCCTGCCGACATGATCTCATGGGCTCGCACACTGGCCAACGTCACAAGCAGCGCGGAGCGGGGCAAGTCGGGGACTGTGTACGGCTTTGTGTTCGGCCGGATCGCTGATGTCCCGGTGCACGTGTGGGATGTCCTGTCGGGTGACGCGTTCCCGGATGAGTCTGGCCCGCACGAGTGGGATGTTCACGTCCAGTTGCAGGAGGCGTGATGGACCGCATGTGGATGTCCGGTCGGGCCATGGACGTGCCGGAAGCCGAGGACATGACGCGGCCCGTTCGATGCAAGTTCTGCCAACGCGTCTACGACTTGGCAGCCGTGATCGTGACCGGCCGCTACACGGACTGTTCGATGTGGCGTACGCCGTGCTGCGACATCACCGCTGACGACCGTGGCGAGACCGGATGGAAGTCTATACCGGACTACTACCCGCTTAAGCGTGTCGGTGACGTCTGGGTGGATGCGTGATGACCGCGCCAGGGAAGACCACCATCGCCTGCCCGAAGTGCACGCACCACGTCAAGGTCGAGGACGGGAAGATCGCGTTCCACCGCTTGGGCGGCAAGGACTGCGAGGCCGTCGGGACACCGGTCAACGGGTTCAAGGTCACCGTCGTTGATCTGGCTACCGGTGAGACCGGCGAGAAGTTCGTCGAGGCCGGGGACTACATCCTGATCCCGTTCGCGCCCTGCTTCCTGGCGAGTTCTCAGCACTGGGCGAAGAGCGGCACTGTCCAGTTGACACTCAAAGACCACAAGCCGGGTGTGTCATGACCGCGGCGCACGCCAAGAAGATCGCGCACCCGGTCCTGGCCGACCTGTTCGGGATCGTGGGTGACGCGTGGACGTTGTGGGTGTGGCATCCCTTCCTGCTACTGGCGGGGTGGTTCAGCCGGCACGTCTTCGGTTCGGTCGTGTCGTTGGTGACGGCTGCTTTCACGACAGCGCTGGGGATGGCGTTCATGGTGACTGGTTTGCCGGTGGTGTCGGTGGTGGTGTTTGTGGTCGCTATCGCTGTGACCGCTCGGGTGGCATACAAGATGGGGAGAGCGACGTGAGCGAGGTTGGAACTGTCCGCCGCGAAGAGCACGAAGGCGGCTACTCGATCTGGGTCCTCGTCCACCGTGCCCTTTGCTCCGGATTCGGGTCGAGCCAACAGGTGTGGCGCAACCCGGAGTGGCTGTGCATCGAGTCGTCCGAAGCTAGGAACTGCGGTGGCCGACTGCCGGAGTCCGACAGTCCGGGTGTGCTGATCGGTGTCGTTCCGGGCACTGCCGCGCTTACTGCTCGCGAGGTCCAGGAAGACCGCACCCGTGACGCGGCGGGGCGTGAATGACATGGGCCTGAAGGACTTGTCGCACAAGGCTGCGGTCGCTCTCGGGTTAGCCGAGGACAAGACGGTCGCTGACGAGGCGGCTGAGGCACTGGCGAGAGAAGCCGAGAAGCGTAGGGAGAAGGACAAGTGAGTGACCTGCTGGCCATCGCATTCGCTGTCGCGCTCGTCGGCCTGGTCCTGTTCGCGGTCGCGTACTACCTGCTGGCCGGGCCTCAGGGTGAGGACCCGCCGGAGGATCGCCCGTTCGACCTTGAGGACTTTCGCACCAACCGTGAGGAGGACGAGTGATCGACGTGATCGTGCTGGTGATGGCGTTCAGCTTCCTGGCCGTGGCTTTGGCGATCGGCGTGACGCTGGCCCTGAACCCGGAGTGGTTGCGGGACAAGCCTCACCCGGATGAGTCGAGGTATCCACCGCACCGGTCGTTGCGTGTGGTCCGGGCAGCACCGGACGGAGAGGACGTGAAGGCGTGAGCCCGCTAACCGGAATCAAGCGTGTGGACACGAAGTACGGGCACTCGTACACGATCGACGGTAAACGCGCGGTCGGAGTGACCACCGCGTTGAAGGGCATCCCGAAGGACGCGCTCGTGCCGTGGGCCGCGAAAGAGGTCGCGACCTACGTGGTCGACAACATCTACGACGTCAAGCGGATGCTCGACTCCGGCGGCAAGTACCCGACGATCGACTTCCTGAAGGGCATTCCGAACCAGCGCCGTGACACCGCCGCGGTTCGTGGCACCCGAGTGCACGCGCTCGCCGAGCAGTACATCCGCGGTGAGGAGGTCGAAGTCCCGGACGACGTGCTCGCGTATGTCGAGGGATACGCGGCGTTCATCAACGACTGGTCGCCCGTGTCGGTCCACGAAGAACTCGTCGTCGCCAGCCGGAAGCACGGGTACGCCGGGACGCTGGACTCTATCCAGGATCTCCCGGGCGTCGGCCGGGCTTTGGTCGACTACAAGACGTCGCGCGGGGTTTATGGCGAAGTGGCGTTGCAGGTTGCTGCCTACCGGTATGCCGATGTGTACCTCGACGCCGACGGCAAGGAGCAGCCCATGATCCCGGTCGAGGCCACCCTGGTGCTGCACATCCAGCCCGGCGCCTATGACCTGATCCCTCTACAGGCGGACGAGTCGACGTTCGAGAGGTATCTGACGGCGCAACGGAACTACCTGAGCAACGTGCAGAGCAAGAAGCTGGACAAGCTGATCGGTCAGCCGATGACACGGGGTGCGGCATGACCGACACCGAGGCCGTGACTGTCCACAACGCGCTGATCGCGGTGATGCGAGACGTGACGAAGATCGGCAAGGGCGGCCGGAACAACTTCTACAACTTCTCGTTCCGTGGTGTGGAGCAGGTCATGGACCACATCGGTCCCGCGTTCCGGAAGCACGGCATCGTGCCGACCCCGCATCTGCAGAGCCTGGAGTCCCGCGACGTCACGACGAAGAAGGGCGAGACGATGCGGGAAGTCACCGTCATCGTCCGCTACGAGTTCGAGGGACCGTCCGGAGACAAGACGTCTTGCACGGTTCCCGGCGAGGCGCAGGACGCCGGAGCGAGTGCAGTATCGAAGGCTATGTCGGTGGCACAGCGGATCGCCTACACGCAGGCGCTGGCAATCCCGACAGGCGAAGCTGACCCGGAAGCGCTCGCCGCGTTCGAGCGGGCCGCGGCCGACCCCTTAACCGTCCTGAAGCACGCGATCTGGACGGAGGGCAAGAAGCGCGAATGGATCCTCCCAGACGACACCTATGTAGCGCTGTCGGATGACTTCGCGCACTGGTCTCAGGGCGAGATGGAGATCGAGCACGCGGACGAAGAGGCCCTGAAGAGGTACCTGGATTACCTGCGCCCGGCGAAGAGGATGCAGCGCGGTAAGGGGGCGTCGTAATGGGCGAGGTACTGAACCCGGTGGACCTGGAACAGCAGATCCTCGACATCAAGAACCGTTGCCACAACGGGGTGACGATCTTCTCACAGAAGCACGGCGCGATGCTCGAAGCCGAAACCGAGTGGGAGCACGCACGGTCGCTGGCGTTCCTTGCGCATGACGGTCCGCAGACGGAGAAGCGGCACGCCGCTGAGGTTGAGGCGTACGAGAAGCGCAAGACCCTGGACTTCGCGCGTGTCGAGTTCGAGTACACGAAGCGGAAGCTCGACGTGTACATGGCCGAGCTGTCGGCGTTGCAGAACCTGAACAAGGGCGTCCGTGCGATGTACAACGCGGAACGCGGGTTCGGGTCATGAGGCGCTCCTCGCTGTCGCGCAAGACCGGGCTGCGCGCCAAGGCACCAATCAAACGCGGCACACCCAAAACCCAGCGCTACGTCGACACCGGGCCCGACGACGACACGAAAGAACTGGTCAAGCAGCGCGCGAACTACGGCTGTGAACGATGCGGCCTCGCACGCGGGCAGGTCATTCACCACCGTGACCCGCGTGGCGCCGGTGGCTCTAGCCGGCCAGAGGTGAACGCGGCATCGAACCTGGTGTGGATCTGCAACCCGTGTCATGAGCGTGTGGAGAGCAGGCGGCTTGAAGCGATCGGTGATGGGTTCCTGATCTCGGACGGTTTCGACTCGCTGACGTTTCCGGTTCGGCTCCACTACGGGCTTGTGCGGCTGGATGACGCTGGCGGCTGCAAGCGGTTGGGGAGCGACATGCACACCGCTGGGTGTGCCATCTGGACATCAGACGACCACTGTGACTGCGAGGCGACGACATGAGCAACGACCTGGTGAGCAACTGGAACGACCGCTTCGACTACGCCCGCGAGGTTGAGCGGAGGGGCCCGTTGCAGCCGACCGAGGACCACCTTCGTGCCTTGCGCGCGGCGGCATGGAGCTGGAACGACTGCGAGTTCGGTGCCGCGTCGATGGACCCGAAGCGGCCGTACGGAAACAGCGACGTGCTGGATGACCTGGCGGAGTTGTTGCCGCACCTGTCCGAGGCCGAGCGTGTCCGTGTCCACTGCGAGCTGCCTGCCGTCTTGGCGTGGATCGTGGCGAACCTTCCGGCGGTGTCCCCATGACCGCTGTCGATGAGTCTGTGACCACAGACCGGGCCGAACTGAACGAGTTCATCGGATGGCACATCCGGGCCCTACGCATAGGGATCGGCTGGACCCAAGCGGATCTCGCGGTGATGGTGGACGTGGGCCCCCGGACAGTGTCTGGGTGGGAGGCTGGTGATCGGGCTATCTCCGTGGCTGATTTGGTTGCGGTAGCTGAAGCGTTCGATGTCGCGCCGGGCTCGCTGCTGCCGAGAGGCGGTGCGTGATGGCTGACCTCGTTGACCTGATCCGCGCCGAGCTGGAGCGCGGGTACTGGAAGCTGAGCACCGAGACGTCAGGCGCGGCGGCCAAAGGCAAGGCGGCCATCCTCGCGGTGCTCGACATCCACGGCCCTGACATTCAACACGGTTCGGTCTCGGCGAAGACCGGGAAGTGCTGCATGTGCGACGGCTACGGGGAACCGTTGAGCGTGTTCGAGAAAGAACACCACGGCGAGACCATCCCGATGCACGCGCACACGGACCGAGAGAACCCTGCCTGTGCGGTGTGCGGCAACTGGTATGAGGGTGAGCCGTACCCGTATCCGTGCGACACGGTGGTCTCCATCGCTAAGGAGCTTGGTCTCATAGCGGCGGTGAACTCATGACTGCCACGGTCGTAGGGCTGGACATCAGCATGACCGCCACAGGTGCGAGCCTCGTCAACATCGGTGACGTCCGAGTCGGCACCATCAAGTCGGCCAGCATCCCGGACGCCACACTGCGACAGCGCCGGGACAGGATCAACAGGATCGTCGCTGACGTCGCCAAGTTCGCCATCCCCGCCGTGCTCGTGGTGATCGAGGGACCGTCCTACGGGTCGAGCAGTGTCGGGTCTTGGGACCGGGCGTGGCTCTACGGTGCCGTCGTTGACACGCTCCTGAGCCAAGGTCACCTGATCGCGGTCGCGGCGCCTGCCACGGTGAAGAAGTTCGCTGCGGGCGCGGGGAATGCCGACAAGACCGCTGTGGCTGTGGGCATGTCCAAGCTGTGGCCGGACGCGTCGGCCCGCAACGACAACGAGTGGGATGCCTTGGCGCTGGCGACGATGGGCGCGCAGCACATCGGCTTGCCTGTGCCGTCTCGTGCGCATCACGCCGACGCCCGCGCCAAGGTCGCGTGGCCGACCCTTCCGGAGGTACTTAAGTGAGCACCAAGTCCATGCTCGAAGAGGTAGCGGAGTTTGTTGTCATCAACCAGATCGCTTCGACGTCGATGATCCAGCGGAAGCTGCGGATGGCTTTCGCGAAAGCCGCGAACCTGTTGGTCGAACTGGAAGATCTCGGGGTCGTCGGTCCGGCTGACGGGTCACGCGCCCGGGAGGTGCTGGTTACGCACGCACAGCTTGCCTCGGTGTTGCAGCGTGTCCGCGAGTTCGAGGCTGCCGAAGGGAAAGCGTGATGGCTGACTACTTCCGACGCGAGGTCACAACCAAGCGGGTCGAGTACGTGGTGCCGATGAAGCACTCGGACGGCATCAACTGGGTCGAGGTCCAAAAGGCGATCCAGGGCTGCATCAAGGAAATGGAAAGCCTCGGCCTGATCAAGCAAGACACGAAGGTTGCTGACGATCAGATCACGATGATCCCGGGTGACGAGGACATCGTGGTCCGGTTCGTGTCCACGGAGGCGGTGAGGTCTGATGGCTGACCGTTCCGAGCTTGCGCTCAACGAGGAAGCCGGTATGCGGCTCGTCCCCGACACAGACAGAGAGCCGTGGGAGACGCTACTGAAGCCGCCTCACCCGCGAGTGGTGTCGATGGCAGCGGGTGCGCTGTTGACGATCACGACTTCCCGCAACCACTCGTACATGATCGCGTACCAGTTGTTCGATGCCGGACTGCTGGTCGAGCCGAAAGCGGTGGACTCCGATGGCCAGTGACCACAGTCAGCTGATTGGTCCGGAGGTCGCCTATCCGACGCCGTGGCGCATGGCCGAGGAGCGCGAGTACGGGCACGTGATTGCTTGCGCGTCCGGGCATCAGGCCGCTTCGACGTTCGACCCTGCGTTGGGCAAGCTGATCTGCGATCTGGTGAACGCCTCGGTGTCCGGTAGCAACGGAACACAGGACACGGGAGACGGGCAGGCGGTTTGCTGCCTACGCCCGGAAGGCCACTCGGGGCGGCACACCAACCAAGTCGGCTGGACCGAACCGGAGTCCTCCTCGAATGCTCCTAACGAGACAGCTGCCGAGGAGGAACCAGCGCAACAGACTGGCGACTGGGCACCGGGCGACCTGGTGAAGTACGACGCGCACGGCTGCGTGTTCACCGCTCGCCTAATCAAACCGAATGGCGGCGCGTGCTGGCTGTCGGTTGTGGAGTCCTTCGAGGGCGTTCATGACCCGGAGGGCGTGTTCGAGGTCGGCGAGTCGGTGTCGGTGGTGTACGGGCATTCAGTGAAGATCGAATCGGCCGGGCGGCCGGACACCGAACCCTTGCATTCCGGCACCGAGAATGAAAGCCAGCCTACGAAGCCACGCGTGTGGCGGAAGGGAGACCCCGAGCCGAGCCCGGAGGTCCATGCGGTCCGTCACACCAACAGTCAGGTGTTCACGCGCCGCCGCGTCGCCGTCGACGTGTGGCAGGCAGGCATCGGCAAGCCGCTCACCTGGAGCGAACTCACTGACCGGTTAGGCGGATACGCACTGACTGAGGTCGTTTCCGGTTCTGCTTCAACGGCAGAGGAGGAGCGGTGACCGGCCCCTGCGCTCGCTGCCGACGGTCGAGGGATCTGCTGGCACGCGGTCTCTGCTCGAACTGCTACAGCACGTGCCGCAAGAACGGGACGGTCTCCAACTGGCCGCGGTCCAACCGTCGACTGACCGACGTTGTTGAGGAGTACCGGTTCTTCACGGACACCGGGATGTCCCGGACTGACTGCGCCCTGTCGTTGGGCATGTCGTTGCAGGCTTTGGATCGCGCGCTGTACCGGGCTCGAGCGACCGGGTTGGTGGCGTCGTGACCCGGCACATGATCTCGATGTTCGGTCCGTGCTGTCGTTGCGGGTCGTTGGCGCGGCACATCCTGATCGTGGACGGCAGGCGGGTGACTGTCCACAACGACACGGGTGCGGCGCCGTGTCCTGTGCGGCCGGGCGAGATGCCGGAGGTCGGCGAACGACGGGAGGTTCAGCCGTGAGTCTGGATCCGTATTACAGCGACAGCATGGTCCAGCGATCAGCTCTTGCTGAAGCGAACGCGGCCAAGACGGGTTGCCCCTCTGGGCATCCCTACGACGATCAGAACACGATGTTCCGGAAGACCGATGGAGCTCGAATCTGCCGTGCGTGTGGCCGGCTAAGGGGTCGCGAACGCTATGCCCGACTGCGAACCGAGCGCCAATCCGACCGCGTTGCGGCTCCCCGCACCAAGCCGACCGGTGTCCCATACTTGGACTCTCACATCGACATGGCCGACGATTGCTGGGAATGGCGGGGATATGTGAACCCGAACGGCTATGGCGTCGCGCGCATCGGAGGTCATTCACGGCAAGCGCATAGGGCCGTTTACGCGACCATCAACGGAGAGGTGCCTGACTATCTCGTTCTCGATCACCTATGTCGGAACAGGCGTTGCGTAAATCCAGATCACCTGGAACCGGTGACCTCGAAGACGAACATCCTTCGCGGTGAAGGCGCCGCAGCCGTCAACGCGAGAAAGACGCACTGCGTCAACGGACACGCGCTGAGCGAAGAGAACCTCGTACCAGGCGTGACGTGGCGGCAATGCCGGGTATGCGCCCGTCGTTACGCTCGCGTCAGCGCTCAGAAGCGGCGCGCCAAGAAGAAGAGCGCAGCCCAGTGAAACCATACTATTCCGACCAGAAAGTCGCGCTCTACAACTGTGACATCACGAGCTTCTTCGCCGGCAACTACATGACCGCGGACGCGATCGTGACAGACCCGCCTTACGGCGAAACCGCGCTGCCGTGGGACTCGTGGCCTCGCCAATGGCCCGCGCTGCTGTCGATGCACTCCTCGTCCATGTGGTGTTTCGGGTCGTTCCGGATGTTCACCGAACGCTGGACTGAGTTCCTGGAGGGCGGCTGGAAGCTGTCGCAGGATGTGGTGTGGGAGAAACACAACGGGACCGGGTTCGCGGTAGACCGGTTCAAGCGGGTCCACGAGCACGTCCTGCATTTCTATCAGGGCGCATGGGGTGCGGTGCGTCACGAGGCTGTCCGGGAGGCTTATCACGGCCCGGACAAGCACGCTAGGGCGCGAGGAAGCAAGGGCGAGCACTACGGCGATATCGGCGGCCACGTATACGAAGACGACGGCCGCCGCATGGTCCGCTCGGTCATCAAAGCCAAGAGCGTCCGTGGCGGCATCCACCCGACGGAGAAGCCGGCGTCGGTACTGGCCCCGTTGATTGAGTACAGCGTGCCGGCCGGCGGATTGGTCCTGGACCCGTTCGCCGGTAGTGGGTCCACGCTGCTCACTGCCCGCTCGTTGGGTCGCCGCGCTATCGGCATCGAGGCAGACGAGGAGCACTGCGAGAAGGCAGCCAAGCACCTTGCTGAACCGGACTTGTTTGGCGGTGCGTCGTGAGTGACCTTCGGCCTGTACCCCACAACACCGCGAGAGGAGGCGACGTCAAGCCATGAAGAAGTGCCTCGTGGACGACGAAGACTGTGTCCGTGGCCCGATCAGGCGTGACCTGTGCAACCGGCACTACTCGTGGCTACGCCGGTTTGGGACGACGCTCCGGCCGCAACGCCACGAACAGAAGACTATGGCAGGTGGACGGAGAGTCGTCGGCGACCACGTGGACCGGTTGTTCAAGCAGTGCAGGGCAGGGAAAGAACCGGCCGAGATCCTGCCGTCCTATGCGAGGGACTGGCTAGTTCACGAGCTGTGGACGAACGGGTGGACGGACGTGGAGATCGCGTCCTGGACCCGCATGACTACGTACACAACAGCCCGCATCCGTGAGCGTTTGGGACTCACGGTGAACGTTTTGAGAGGGGCTGTGGCCTAGTGGCTCGCATTCGTTCGGTCAAGCCGGACCTCCGAAACTCTCAACTGGTCGCGAGTTGGCCGTTCGAGATGCGCTACTTCTTCGTGCTGCTGTGGGGTTACCTGGACGACAAGGGGCGGGGTTTCGACAACCCGAAGACCATCGCCGGGGACTGCTTCCCGCATGACGAGAAGATCACGGCGTCCAAGGTGGACAAGTGGCTTGACCGCATGACGCTGGGCAGGAACGACAAGGAGGGCCCGATCTGCCGGTACGAGGTGGACGGCATCCGCTACGTGCACACAGTGAACTGGAAGGAACATCAGAAGCCCAATCGTCCGACACCCTCTCGCCTTCCTCCATGTCCGAACCACGTGCAGCTCACTGAATCTGACAGTGAGCTTGGCAGTGAATCAGGCAGTGAAGACCTCGACGGAACCTCAGTGCCCGGAGAAGGGGAGGGGGGGAGAAGGGGAGGAGAGGAGAAGGGGAGGGGGGGAGATGAGCCCCCCTCCCTCCGCTGCCCCAGGCATCTCAACAACCCGAACCCTCCGGCGTGCGGTGGATGTGCGGATGCCCGGCGTGCCCGTGAAGCCTGGGATGCCGACGGTGGCGCCCGCGCTGTACGCCAGGTCGAGGCGGAGCGGTTCGCGGTCCGGGCTTGCCAGCTGTGCACTACCGACGGGCAGCGGCTCGTCCCCGGATCCCGTGCAACGCCGATGTCGCCGTACGTGCGTTGTGACCACCAGCCACTCCCACGACAGGAACCAGCATGAGCGACACCCGCTTTCACATCGGCGATCTGTTGTCCATCACGGACGGCCGCCTGCTCTCCCCCGACCACATCGACGGCGTGGCCCGGTTGCTTTCCCATATGACCGGCGACGTGATCATGACCCACCAGCTGCCGCTCGCCTGTGACGCGATGCAGCCCGAGCTGCTGTTGCAGCACCCGTGGCTGAAGGACTTCGGACCACCGGAAGGCGCTGATCTGCCTGACCTGATGGCGTGGCTGGATTGGTCCGCTGGGGAGTATGGCGAATACCACGAGGTCCAACCCGCGCCGCACGCGTGGGGCACTCACGACCCGATCCAGGACTTCCACAACCAGTTCCCAGGCAAGCCAGTCATGGGCGTGGTTCTGCCCGACGAGGATCCGTCGTGAGTCGCCCTTCGGATGGCTTGTACGCCGAGGTGATCCACGTCCCGTGCCCGACATGCGGTGCCGACTCCGGTCAACCGTGCGTGCGAGGCGGGAAGACCGCGCGGACGCCTTGCCTCAAGCGCATCAAGGCTGCTTGTCCGCAAGCCGAGCGGCACGCGCCCGAACCGGACGGGTACCTCGCGTGGCACGAGTGGGCTGAGCAGATTTCCAGGACGCACAAGCAAACCCGCTGCGAGGGATGCGGACGGTGGGCGATCTGGGTTCCCAAAACCGACGAAGCCCTGAGTGGCGATCTAAGCCCTTCAACCCCCGAGGTGGAGTGGATGACACCGGAGACCGCTGAAACTCAGCGAGAGGCGCCTGTGCGTCAGCAGCAATCGGCATCCTGCGGCGGCTGCCCCGCCCGCTGGAGCCGGACTCGGATCGCGCACTGCGGCGCGTGCCACCGGACGTTCAGCACGGTCGGCAACTTCGACCGGCACCGCAGCAACCGAGGCAAGCACGGCGCATGCCTCGACCCGGTCACGGTCGGGATGGTCGAGCGGGACTTCGTATGGGGTATGCCGCCACCGGATCCGACGAAGACGCGCGCTGACTGGTGGAACAAAAACGCTTCCGAATCGGGAGGGCTTGACCGATGACTGACCAACCCCCAACCCGACAAGACGCTCACAGAGGATCAATAAGCACGCGGACGAGCTGTGACGGACGGTAGCCAAGTGACGGAGGAGTTGGCCTCGATCCGCCAGCTCCTCGCCGACCACGAGCGACGCCTTTACCCGGCAGGCAAGGCCGGACTTCCCGAGCCGACCAGGCAGGTCAAGCAGGGTCATGACATGGACGGCTTGCAATGGGAGATCGGGACAGAGCACAGCATGTGGACGGTTGTCGCCCGGTCCGAGGAGGACCAGGAGCCGATTCGGTGCGTGTACATCCACACGCCGCACAGCTTGCGCAGCAGTTACCCCGAACATCACTACCCGGGCGATGTCGTGGCGATGCCGTACGTAGAAGCCCGGGAACTGGCGGCGTCGATCCTCGCAGCCTTGAACTACAGCGAGAACGACTTGAGCAGCAAGCGGGGAGGTTCCCGGTGAGCCCGTACACAGAACCGCAACCGCCGCGCCTACCGGTGATCATCCGCCCGAACGGCAAGCCCTACCAGCCGGTCAAGATACGCGCAGTGTGCTGGAAGCACGAGTACGAGCGCGGCGTGATCGTGATCGGCACCCATGACGTCGCACTCGCCCATCCGATGGCGGTTGAAGCCTGCCGGTCCTTCCACGGCTGTGAGCACGCGATTAATCCGGAGAGGGGTTGGGTGCGGGACTCGTTCTACCGCGGCGAGCGTTCTTGGGACCACGACCCTGTTCGTGGCGCCGCTTGTGTGATGTTCACGGCGAGCGATGACCCCGAGGAGGAGATATGACCGTCAGCAACGAAGACCGCGAAGCAGCGATCCAGATGATCCTTGAAACCAAGTGCGTCTTCGACAACCCGGAGACGCCGTACCTCCCGGTCGCCAAAGAGGCGTACATGATCACCGACGCCTACATCGCTCACGGCTGGGGACCGAGACCGGCAGTGGACGCGACTCGGCTCGCCGAGATGGTCGGCAACCGGTCCCACGCTTGCCCCAAGGACCACGCGGGCGAAGAGGTGTGGGTTGTTCACCCTGAGGACGTCGTCGAGATCGTGCGTGAGTGCGGGATAGAGGTAACCGAGTGAACCGAACCCTGCTTCGTCACCGGATGCTGACGTGGATCTCGGCCGGATCGGTCGGCTGCTACCCATGCCGAGTGACGTCGATTCCCGACAACTGGACTGGCATTGTCTGGTATCCGATCCACCCGAATAACCGCGTTCGGAACTACCTGAGCGAAGAGCAGTGGCGCAACCTGTGGCTCCCGGCCAAGCGCGGCTGGGCACGCGAGAGGCCGATGGTCCTTACGGGCGACGGGCAGCGCCTACTGTCTGAATGGGACGCGAAACATGGGCAGGTGTCCGATGGCGATTGACCCGAGGCCGTGCCGTAACCCGGACTGTGAAGGCGAGTTCGCTCCCGCCTCATGGCTTCCCGTGTTCTGTTCCGACGACTGCCGCCAAGCGTGGTGCCTCGCTAACGGCCGGGACCGAGCCGGCGAACCGGTGGCGCCAGCGCTGGCCCCGATCGTGACTGTCGGCCCTCACCCGGACGCTGGCCCGCCGCCGAGCAAGGCGTTCGGGATCACCCACCCTGCTGGTGTCATCCCAGAAGAAGATGAGCCATCTCGGACGGTCACACTCGCTGAGTTCGAGGCCGTCTTGCACGCGCAACCTCCTGACACGTACCTGCGCCCTAGTTGGATGGCCCGCACCTTCAAGAAGGTGATCGGATGAGCCCGAAGGGCATGGCCGGAGTCGCGTCCGTCGGCGCGCCAGTTTCCTGGCTGGCATACAGATTCGTGAGCGAGGTCTTGCCGTGGCAGTGGTGCATCGTCTACTTCGTCACGACTCAACTACTCCTACTGGGTGTGCTGGCCGTCGCCTTGGTGCGATCCGTCGGAAGGAAGCCATGAGCGCGCCCTGGTTTGTTTGCACGGCTACCGAAGAGGTGGCTCGGATGAAGGTGATCACAGTTCGCCAGCCGTGGGCTTGGGCTATCGCCATGGGCCACAAGACGATCGAGAACCGTACGTGGGGCACCGACTATCGGGGCCCGTTGGCGATCCACTCGGCGAAACGCTGGGACGACCACGCGCTGGAAGCCCTCACGAAGGTCGTGCACACGATGCGGGACCTCGACATCCAGACACCCTCATACCTGGCCGACGACCTGCCGTACAGCGACATGGGCCGTGTCCTGGCCGTCGTGGACTTGGTTGGCATCTGCGACGGCGAGGGCTGTGACTGTGGCCCGTGGGCGATGGGCGGTCACAAGCATTGGCAGCTCGCCAACGTCCGGCGCCTGCTCGTTCCGGTCGCGGCGAAGGGTCGGCTCGGGTTGTGGAATTTCGATGTGGACGGACAGGTGGCGGCGGCGTGAGCGAGGAGCAGGGTTTCGATCTGGTGATGCCGTTCGTGACGGTCACCTCGAAGGGCGGCCCGCACGACGACGACGCGTACACGGCTGGTTGGGAGATGGGTCTTCTGGACGCGCTGCTGGACCGTCAACGTCCTTCGGTCCATGAGCAGTTCATCCAGGCTGACAGCGAACCGCAGGCGGATCTGATCGCGATGAGGCGCGGCTACTCGGCTGTGGTCAGACCGACGGGTGAGGGTTGGGCGTGGGCTGAGTTCACGGCTGTCCCGGTGGAGCGGAAGGGCGGCTGGCTACGGAGGTGGTTCCGGTGACCGACATCGTGGAGAAACTGCTAGCCGCCATTGCGGCCGACGAGGAGTGCGCCGAAGACCTCAGCGGTGACTGCTGGCTTGAAGGCGACGAGCGCGCGATCACGGCGACGCAACGGTTCGCCGACCGCACGGCCATTCTCCGTCGCTGCGCAGCGGACCGGGACCTGGTGGCGATGTACGTCAAGGCCGCCGAGAAGTGCGCCGAGATCGAGGCGGTGGAGAAGCAGCGTGGCCTGAGGCAGAGCGAACACATGTCGGCAGTCATGGCCGATGTGTACCGGTTCGCATATCGCTCCGCGCTTGCCTGTTTGGCTCGTGGTTACGGACTGGAGGAGACGCCATGAAGATCGACAAGGCCGAGGCATTCGGGGAAGTCATCGCGTCAGCCCTCAACGACATGGCAGCCGACTACCGGGAGATGGCCGATGGTCTCCGACGACTCGCTCTGCTTGTACCGGAAATCGGTCAACAGCAGGGTCTGTCCACTCTCACCGCGACGGACATCGTCCTGGATGCCCTGCGCCGAACCAATCGAGGCAGCCTGTCGCTCACAGTCCTTGTGCGGGCGGCGGCTGACTACGAGCGGAACGTCAGCGGACTGGAGGAGGCGTGAACGTGCCGATCAGACGAGGGATCGCACGCAGGCTCGGCATTCTCCGCCCGCCACCTGACGTGGTCTACGAAGTGAGTCTGAACCTGGCGGGGTTCTACAGGTCGGCCAAGGCCAACGAGGACGCGATCCGGCAGGCATTCGCGCGCATCGCTGACGATGTCAAGGCAGCCCAGGCGAAGCGCTGCTTCCATCCGTTCGCCTGCATCTGTTCGTTGTGGGAGAAGAGCCCGTGACCCCGGAGGTGTGGGACATCCACTGGCACCGGATACGGGAGGACTACAGGAACGTGGGTTTCGACGACAGGGCAGCCGGCGAGTTGGCGGATGTCGACACGGTCACCGAGTTCGGGCCACGACCAACGGAGGAGACGACGTGAACCGGGACACGCTCGGTGACCGCATGAAGGATTCGTACGAGAACCGCACCCGCTATGCCCTCCCTCGACGCACGTACACGATCATCCGCCTGGACGGGAAGGCGTTCCACACGTACACGCGCGGACTGAACCGGCCGTACGACGCGCCGCTTATGCTCGACATGGCGGCCACTGCGACGTTCCTGTGCAAGGAGATCGCCGGGACGTGCATGGCGTACACGCAGTCCGACGAGATCAGCCTCCTGCTGATGGACTTCGGCACCACCAAGACGCAGGCATGGTTCGACGGCAACATCCAGAAGATCGTCAGCATCTCAGCGTCGCTCGCCACAGCGAAGTTCAACGAGCTTCGTCCCGGCAAGCTCGCGTTCTTCGACTCACGCGTGTTCACCATCTCCGACCCGGTGGAGGTGAGGAACTACTTCGTGTGGCGGCAGAAGGACGCTACCCGTAACTCGATCTCCATGGCCGCGCAAGCGTGCTTCTCGCACAAGCAGCTGCACGGCAAGTCGTCCGGTGAGATGCAGGACATGCTGTGGTCTCAGCATGGCGTGAACTGGAACGACTACAACCCGAGGTTCAAGCGGGGAACGCTCGTGTCGTCTCGGATAGAGCTCGGGTCGGTCGAATACGTCGATCGCCGTTCGGGTGAGACGTGTGTCGCTGAGGGTGTGGAGCGTCGGGTGTGGACGGTGGATGCCGCGCCGTTGTTCACTGCTGAGGATGGGTTTCCGGTCTTGCAGCCTGTCAGTCAACGACCAACGGAGGAGACGTGATGGCTGTTGACCGGAAGTACGGGCACTTCACGCCTGAGAACGGCGTCATCGGCTTCGACGAACCGGTGTTCGTGTTCCGCGCCCAGGACGTCATGCTCCCAGCGGTCCTCGGGATCTACCGGGAGATGTGCTTGTTGAACGGGTCCCCGATGCGTCACCTTGACGGGATCGACGCTGCACGCACGGAGGTGGAGGCGTGGCAGGCCGAGAATCACGTTCAGGTTCCGTGCAGCGACCGACCACAGGAGAAGCCATGAGTCGGGACATCCTGGATTTGATCGACGCAGCGACTGGTTGCCAGCAGTGTGAAGGGCCGCTCGGCAGCAGCCCATCCGACCTGTTCTGCTCCGAGGACTGTCAGACGACTTGGTCAGCACTTCGCGTCGGAGCACCGCGATGGGCGGAGAAGTACACGGCGCCTCGCTGGACTGTCGCCGCCGACTTCTGCGGGAACACTGTGCCGACCGGGCCGTCACCCCATTTCCGGATCTTCGTCGACGGCAGCATCGTGGAATACCGCCGTAGGCAGTCACGCCCGAACCCGTTCGTTCACGGCCTGGAATTGGATGGCATGCACACCGAGGCGCGTGAGTGGCTGAGGCAGCAAGAGAATGAGGCCCGCTGATGACCTTGATCCGTTCGTGTGAGGTTCTGGCTGTACGCCAGTGCGGCGAGATCACCGGGTTCTATCGGGCGTGTGACCGGTGCCGCAACGAGGTGCTGAGGTGGTGGGGGTCGATCCAGGACGACTTCGAACGCCTCAACACCACACCCGCCTCGGCCCCGTTCGGTGGCGGCGGTTCGGGGGCGTTCGGGTCGAAGTCGCCGGCGAACGACCACGTGATCGCGATGCTGGACTGGAGGTCCGCGGCGAACGCGGTGCACCGGGACGACCGGGAGGGTGCCCCCATGTCGGTGCCTGCCGTGGTGGGGGAGTGGTCGGAGTACGTGTGGCGGGACCCGGAGTGCATGGATGGTCTGCCAGGGACGGTCGGGGAGGGGTTCGCTTTTCTCCGGCGCCGGACGGACTGGTTGATGCAGCAGGACTGCGCCGCCGACTACGCACGTGACGTGCGGGACCTGTATGTCCAGTTGCGGGGACACGCGGAACCGAAGCGGAAGATCGGCGAATGCCCGACGGTGATCAGCGAGTTCCGAGACCAGACCGTCCGGTGTGAGGCGCCGTTGCGGGCGGGCATCGACGACGACCTGATCCGCTGCCACGGTTGCGGTGCCTGCTGGGACCGGCCATGGCTGGACCTGGTCGACACGATGCGGGAAAGCACCGAGCTGACCTACCCGGATCTGGCGATCTGGTTCAAGGTCCCGGTCAGCACGCTGAGGAACTGGGCTTCGCATGACGGGTGGGTTCGGGGTGGTTCGGACAGGCGGGCCACGTTCCGGGTGGTGGACGTGTTGAGGTCGTATGTTCAACGGAGACACCCAGTCGAGGAGGCGTCGTGAGCGCGGGCGATCGCGGTGAAGCACTGTTCGGTATCGCAGCGGCGTGCGTCGCCCTTGGCGTCCTCCCGCTCTGCGCAGGCGGTGCGAGCGACAGCGTCACATGGCAGTGGGTGTGGGCTTCACTCGCTCTCTTACTGGAGCTCGTAGGCCTATTCGTGGTCGTGGCCGGGACGCGACTGATCGTGAAGGGAGACCACTGATGGAGTACCTCGACCTCCCTCAGGTGCAGCGCGTCCACACGGACGAGGGGTCGCACATCGAACCGCCACTGGGAAACGGCCGGTCCGAACGCGACAAGATCGCATGGCATGCCGCTGTGGTCGCGGCTGACACCGGGCTCACGGTCGAGGCGTTCGAGCACTCGGGCGACGAGTACTCGTTCCGGCTCGGTCGGCACCAGCCGTACAACTCCCTCGCGATGCGGATCGGCACGGTCAACAGCGGCGGCCCCTACCCGTACGACGTGGCGTGGATCTACCTCAATGCAGTCAGTGTCGGCGTCGAAGCAAGCCGCCAACCTGCTGGCCAAGTCGGGAAGCCAGCATGACTGGCAACGAGGCCGCCAAGGTCATCGGTGACATGTGCAAGCGGAAACGCCACCTGGTCTCGAACATGAACCCGAAAGAGTTCCTGGTGTGCTCGGAGTGCCGCGAGATCCAGGACGAGCTCCGGGCGAAGGACCGGTCAGAACGACTGCCACTGTCCACAGCGAGCGTGTTCCTGGTCATCGACCCAGCGACGGGCCGCGTCGGGGCGAAGATGGACGAGACGGAAGCCATCAAAGCAGCCGAGACTGTCAAGGGTGTGGCGGTGTCGTGGCCGGTCTGGATCGACTGTCGGGACACGCCCGTAGAGGCGTGACACACCGTGTGGTCGAGAAGCTTGCGCTCCGACCTGCGCGGACGTTAGATTTGTTTTAATTGCTATAGGAGTCCCGGTCGAGCGCTTGCTCCCGGGACTCCTTTCATGTGAAGCCCCGGCGACAGTTGCCACTGCCCCGGGGTGCGGTCAACCTGAGAAAGCAGGCCAACGTGGTCGACTATATCCGCACGTCCAGGTGCACTGTCCAGCGTCGAAACGGGACATTCTGTGATGCACCGTCCGCGAAGGACGCTCCATTCCCCATCTGTGTAGGCCACATGACCGAGGCCTACAGGGCTGTCCGTGAACGGATCATGGACGTGCACGACAAGGACCCAATGTTCGCCCGTCTGATCGCGATAGGCGGCCTGGACGAGTTCTATGGCATCAAGCAGCCGAAGCTGCCAGAGCCTGATCGTCCGGTCACGGTGTACTACGTACAGGTCGGACACCTGGTGAAGATTGGGTGCACCGAGAACCTGAAGCGTCGGCTCCTTGCCTATCCGCCGTACAGGCGGGTACTGGCGCTTGAACACGACTCAAGTTGGGCTGCGGAGTCCCAACGATTGATCCAGTTCGCCGAGTACCTGGCTGAAGGCAAGGAATGGTTCAGGCCAGGTCCGGCACTGATCGAGCACATCAACAAGATCCGCCGCAAGACCGGGGCGAAACCGATCGTCAAGTTCATGCCTGACGTCGCATAGCTTCCGCCATCGCCTCGGCTGGAAGAACGGCCCTCACGACACCCTCGCGGGGTGCATGGTGTGCTGGCCTCCTCGCTGTCCGGTCCCGCCCACCGGCTCCTTCCCAGGCTTGGTGGCGTCCCGCGGGAGAGATAACCCGTTAGCCCTGCGGGGCCGGACACCGAGCGGAATAGCTAATCCGAGACCTCTGAGAGCTCGCGCAGTGTGCCGTGCTCGTCGAGCAGATCGACCCACGTGCGAGTCGCGTCCGTCGAACGGCAGTGCAGAACAGCCACCCCGTCGTTGTTGAACTTGAGCAGCTCCCACACGGCGCCGTCTGGATCGACGACGATCCACCGGCCTTGAATGCCAGCGGGGAACGAGTCTCCCTTGGTGAATGATCGGCCGGTCGCACACCACTTCATCTCTGGGCGGTCCTCCTTGACGAGGATCTGCCGGTTGCTTTCGAGCCCGGCTACGAACGCCTTGACCCGGCCGACGCCGCGCTTCTCCTCGGCGGTGAAGAGAAGCGTGTCGTCCAGGTAGTGCTTGACGTGCTCGTAGGCCCACGCGTTGAACTCCTGCTCGGTCATGGTCTCTCCTTGATGTTGGGCGGGACACTGATCGGAATAGCTGGTCACGGCTAGGGGACGAGGTACGCCAGGAGCACGGCGGCAGCTATCACAGCGGTGACCGCGAAGTGCGCCCACAAGCGTGGCACCTGCGCCAGCGGCATCTCGCCGACCAGGCGGTTGAATCGCGTGAGCACAGCTTTTCCTTCCAGGCCGGACACGGCAATGCTTAGTTAGGGTCAGCAAGTAGTCGGAAGAGGTGCCCCCGGCTTCCCGGGGGCTGGTCCGCTACCTCTCGACGTTGACCCTGAAGTTCGGGTTGATCGGCTGGACCATCCAGCCCGACTCCTTGGTCTTCCAGGTGACCGAGCCGTTGCCGTTCTTGACTTCGGTGACCTTCTCCAGGTTCAGGGTGTCGCCGGGCTTGATGTCCTTGGCGGGGATGTTGGTTCGCATTTCGGGCTCCCCTCCCTTGCTGATGTAATAATAGTATGCCAACTGAGTTGGCGTTGTCAAGAGGTGAGGGCACATTGACTTGGCAAACTTTGTCCGCGTAAAATGGGTGCATGAGCAGCGACGAGGCCAAGATCGAAGAGATCCGCAAGCTGGCACAACGCATCGCACGCGACCGGGCCAAGCTCTTGGAGCTAATCCCTCAGGTCTTCCCCGAGAAGCGCGGCGACCCACCGGTGCGCGGGCGACTGACAGAGGTGACCGAAGCGACAGGCTGGACCCGGGAGTACGTGGCCCGCATCCGAGACGGCAAGGACAGATGACAGACAAGCCAGCGTGCTGGATGTGGCCGGCGACCGAAGCTCATTGGGCCGTGGTCGACAGGTGCCCTGAGAACTTCGCTCACTACCTGCTCTGGAACTGGCAGCGTGGCCAATGTGCGATCTGCGCCGCTCCAGCCGTTCCGGGCAGCCGGCGCGGTTCTCTGGTGCGGGATCACGATCACCGGACGGGCCTGATCCGTGGCCTTCTCTGTTACAGCTGCAATGGCCGCGAGGGTCACGACGGGTGCGGTCTTCGGCCACCCTCGTTGATTTATGCCCGCTATCGAAAGTTGAATCCGGCCGCCATCCTGACGCTCAAAGCGAGGCACGTGATCACAAGCGGCCCGTTCGGCGCGCCTTTACCCAAGAACGCTTTCGAACACCTGGAGATCCCGCTGCGCCGCGTGCAGGGAGTAGAGACGCCTGCGTGGCCAGACATGGATCAACTCGCGATACCTGGTTGATCGCCTGGTGGACAAACGGGAAGACGGAGGAGGTATTCCGCGATGAGCCTTGACGACCTCCGTGCCCGGATGCACGCCGTGAACAAGACCCTCGCCGGTGCTGCTGTCGAGGTGAACGAGATCACGGTCGCCCTGCAGAACTACCAGCCTCCGGTACCGCCGAAACCGCTGTCCCCGGTCGAATACGCGTTGTTCTGCTACAACGACCCGGTTGTGGACGCACACTGGACCACTCAGACCTTGCAGGGCCAGCCCGGCACCGTGGAACGCCTCCCAGCGCTTCGTCAGGCTGGCGTGTCGCGGCTATACCGGTACACGTTCCCCGTCACGTTCACCGACCACCCGCACGCCGCGTACAGGATGGGCGCCGACCCCGTGACGTTCAACCGGGATTGGCTGGCCAAACGGGGCAAGCAACCGGTGCGGTCCACGAAGTTCGACTCCGGCGTCCACAACGGGACGCGGTACTACAACTACCTGATCAATGTCGGCCTGCTCGCCTACCAGAAGGCGTCGGCGGCATGGCTGATCCGTGTCTGTCTGGAGCAAGGCTGGGACGGCGTCTACCTCGACGAGATCAACGAGTACCTGGACTTCGCCGGCTACTTGGTTCCCACCGATGATTACCTGAACGACTACCGGTTCCAGCTCGCCCAGCTCGCGTACATCCAGCACGTTGCGGGCGCTTTGCGCTCGGCCGGGCTTGAGTGTCACGTGAATCTGGCGTCGAACGACAACCAGTGGCGCAAGAACGTCATGGCCGCGGTGGACGGTTCGCACGTGGAGTTCGGGTTCGTCCAGTGGACGGTGAACAGCCCGGACGCGTGGCATGTGGCATCTGCCGAGAACGGCCAGTTCAAGTCCCAGCTGGATTGGCTGGCGTGGAATGAGAAGGCCGGGAAGGTCACGGCGTGTCAGGCGGACGCGAAAACGCAGGCTGAAGTCGACTACGCCCTCACGTGCCTGTTGCTGGCCACCACGGGGAAGGCGCGGTTCGCTGCACGGAAGAACCAGAGCTACGGCGCCGGTCAGGGCTGGTGGACGCCTGCGATGGACACCGCGAAGCTCCTCGGCCAACCCAAAGCCCCGTACGTCACCCAGCCTTCAGGGCTGTGCACACGCGAGTTCGAGACCGGGCGGGTCACGGTCAACCCCAACGAGCGGCCTGTGGGCACGATGCCCGCCACCAGCGGCCTGATTGAGCTGAGGTGACGCCATGTGCTGGCTATGTCATCTCGGCGACGAGGCGTGGGAGCAGCTGATCGGTGCTCAGCGCAGGTTGGACCGTGAGCGGAACGAACGGGCAGCGGACTGGTGGCGCTCACAGTCCCAAACATCCGCCCTGCCCGCCACATCCGGACTGATCGAACTGAGGTGACCGCCGTGAGGCTCCTCCGTCGCTGGCGCTGTCACCGGTCGCTCTGGTGCTGCCAGTACGTGGACCGTCCGATGTGTAACTCCTGGAACGACCCGCATCTGCTCGCGCGCCTGCGGTACCGGCGACAGGCCCGGCGCGAGCAGGCCGCTGAGCTGATCGAGCTGAGGTGACCGCGATGACCGACGCAGACCTCATGGAGACCGCGACCCTCACCGGTGGCCAGGTCATACACAAGGTCCATCCTGTACATGCCTGCCGAGCCACCGCGTGCTGCATCCACAGCCCAAGCGACCATCACATGCGGGACTGGCCGCAGAACTGGCGCGCAGACCGTGGCCTCATGGAGCGCACTTGCTTGCACGGCATCGGCCACCCCGACCCTGACCACATGGCGTACGTGCTCCAGCATCCCGGCAGGGTCGGCGAGGTTGAGTCCGGTGTGCACGGCTGCGACGGTTGTTGCCAGCGGCGCTACAGCCTGGAGAGCGTGGCGGAAGAGTTCGGCGTCAACCTGGACGACTGAACCCTGATCGAGACCCGGGCCGTCGTAGAAGCGGCCCGGGTACTCCTTTTCGGCATTCGGGGTAGTTCACCTGGAGGTGGAGCGGATGCCAGGCCGAACCTACGGCGAGCTTGACCCGTCGCTGCGATGGTCCTGCGGCTACATGGAGCACGCGACCGATCCGGCCTGCATGACGCCTGCCCGCTGGCACGGGATCTTGCCCGAGCTGGGTGACCGCGCGATGTCGTCCTGCGACAAACACACCGACGTGATGCGCCTGTCAGCTGGCTACGTGCACGAGATGGGCACGGCGTGCTTCCTGCCAGGGTCCATGTTCGACAGCGACGAGAACGAATGCTGGATGCCGCACGAGGCGTTCTCCCAACACGAGGCAGCCGCCGCTACACCCTGCGCTTAGCTCCTGTCCACTCGGGGGATGCACGCTCCGGAGGTGGTTGTGAATGCACGCACACGCTGGACGATCTGGAGCGTGGCCGCCAGCTCGACCCTGATAGCCATCGAAGCCCACGCCCTACGCGAGCCCATCACCGCGGAGAAACCCAGCGAGGCGTACACGGCGTGGTGGCGGTGGGCTGTCGGCATCCAACCCTCAGCTCGCAGGCGGTTTGTTCTGGTGCCGCTGTTCTCGGCGTTCTGGCTCTGGTTCGTGGGGCACATTGTGCTGGGTTGGGGTCCTCGGGACATTCCTCGGCGGCGGCGGTGAGCACCCCGGTCGACATGGAGCGCAGCATCTTGGAGTCCAAGCTCCGGTCGGCGAACGCTGAGATCGACAAGGCGCTCGACGCGTGGGACCGAAGGCGGTTCACGCAGGCGCGCGGGTTGCGGATGCAGCTGCTGTCCAGGCTCGCCAAGACCGTCGACACATGACCATTGACCCGATGTCTGTCGACCATCGGCGGACTCGGTTGGCCAGATTCGCGGGCCTAAGACCGGTCGGCACCGCACAGACAGCGGAGGTGTGACCGATGGACGCCCTTCACGTCGTACCTGTCGGCGACCTGATCGAGCACGAACTCACCGACCCCTGCCCGTGTGGACCGCAAGATCAGTCGGTGATCCGGGATGACGGCAGCATGGGTTGGGTCACGGTGCACGCCTCGCTCGACGGGCGCGAACTGACGGAGGTAGCGCAGTGACCGACAACCTGAACGTGGACCATGTTGCCGAGGCCAAGCGTGAGCTGGTCGAAGGCAACGCGATGGCGAGCATGGCGCACTCACTGATCGCACTTGCCGAGTACGGGGTCGTCCCGCAGAAGTGGCTCACGTCGTGGCATGACATGACCGAACAGGACTTGGCCAAGGCGTCAGGCGCATGCAACATCACCGTCGACGCAGGTGCGGACGCAGCCGCCGACATCGCGGACCGGATCCTGCGGCGACGCATCGACACACAGCTGCACTGACTCATGCGCCGCGCCACCAAGCGCTGCTCCATCCCAGGATGCAACAACACCGCTACCCCATCCGGGTACTGCGCTGAACGCTGCGAACCCCGGCGTCAAGCCGCACTCAGGCGCACGACACCGACCAAGCGGGCCCGCACCACCGCGGTCAGGAAGCACAGAGCCACCGCTGTCCAAGCCCACAACAGTGAGCACCAGACAGAGGACGGCATGGTCATCTGCCCTGGCTACGGTCGACCACCACACGTCGTGTTCCCGTGCGAGATGACAGCGGACGACCCGGTCCCGATCGCGAGGGGCGGCGACCCGATGCAACCAGTCGTACCCATGTGCAGGTCGTGCAACGGCCGCAAGGGTGCAAGATGAGTCAGGCTCACCGGTCGTTTAGCGGCCCAGGACGCCACCCGACGCCGGGAGGTCGAAGGTGGAAGCGCAGGTTCAAATCCTGCCCGGTGAGTTATGGCGAGGAGCGACGTGGACCACAGCCTGAAGGACGTCACAGTCCCGGCCTGGCCAGTGCCGCACCTGCAACAGCAGGAAGGCGGCCCGGTGACCGCAGACGACAAGCACCGCGCTGTCCTCGACGAAGCCATCCGCACCTACGCCGAAGACGCAGTGGATGACGGCGAGGTCATCACTGACTGGGTAGTCCTCGCGGCTACCCGCAGGTTCGATGGCGGCGGCTCGGTCATCCACCTGGTCAGCGGTGACGGCCTACCCACGTACGTGGTGCGCGGCATGCTGTCGGAGTCCATGGCTGTCATCAACCGCAGGCAGACGCAGTTGGACGAGGGTGAGGACGAGGGTGGCTGACGAGAAGCTCGACGCCGCATCCGACCGCATCACTTCGGCCATCGGCGAGGCGATCAAAGCCGGCGAGTTGGGCGACGACACGAACGGCATGCCCGCTGCGTTCGTCCTGTGCGCTACCTACTTCGACAGTGAAGGCAAGGTTTGCACCGCGTTCCTCACGAACAACGGTGCACGCACACACGAGACGCTCGGCCTGCTCGCGCTCGGTGATGTGGCATGGCGTGAGAACGCTAGGCGCTGGGTGCACGACAGCGAGGACGAGTGAAGTCAACCCGTCACGCCTACCACCTGATGTGCAACCAGCCTCACTGCCCGAGGCTCGGCACGGTGTGGACAGTCCCATGCAAAGAGATCCAGCCCGGCCTGATCCGTAACGACACCCTGCACTACCGGTGCACTGGGTGTGACTGCACGCCTGCCGTGGTGGCACTGGTGGACGCACGGGACCCAGTCATCACGAAGGTTCACTGACATGTCCGGCGTCTGCTCCAGGCCGGGCTGCCCCGAGTACTCCGCCTACCGCGGCCAGTGCCGTGCTCACGCCAAGGCGCACAACGCACACCAGCACCGCACGGTCCCGACCAAGGCCACACGCTCACACCACGAACGCCAACGCCGAGCAGCAGTGGTCGCAGCACACAGGCGACAGCACGGCGACTGGTGCCCAGGTGATGAGACACAAGGCCACGACCCTCACGTGTCCACTGACCTGACCGCGGACCACGTCACACCGGTAGCTGCAGGTGGTTCACCCGACGGACCACTACGAGTGCTGTGTCGATCGGCGAACAGCCGCAAGGCAGCGCGACGGTGACCCAAGGTCGGAGGCACGGGGTGCACACCTGTGGCGTGACGCCGTTCCGTAACGCTGCAATGGATCTTGAAGTGGATCACCTCAAGATCAAATAGCACCCCCCAGGGGAGACCACTCTCCCCCACCCACGACGCCCCGCCGTGAGCAAGGCGTCTCGCGGGTCCGGAGGGTTCAGAACTTGATCAGGGGGTGGTGATCATGAGGGGTGGTGCTCGGACGAATTCTGGTCCTCCTCCGGATCCGAATGCTCTGGCTCGGGAGCGAGATGCTGGGGAGTGGACGATCCTGCCGCCGGCAGGCCGGTCCGGTCCCGCACCGGAGTGGCCGTTCGATTCTCAGTCCGATCGCGAGACAAGCCTGTGGGTCAAGTTGTGGGCGAAGCCGCAGGCGTTGATGTGGGATCGGTACGGCCAGGAACTCGAGGTGGCGCTGTACGTTCGCCGGTTCGCCGAGGCCGAGTTCCAGGCGTCGAGCGTGAACTTGTCGACGTTGGTTCGGCAGATGTCGGACTCGTTGGGGTTGACGACCCCGGGGTTGCGGAACAACCGGTGGCGGATCGCCGCGGCCGAGCAGTCGAAGCCGAAGGCCAAGGTGACGCGGCAGCCGTCCGCGCGGGACCGGTTCAAGGTCGTGCCCGATGCAGACGGAGCCTGAGTTCGTCATTGACTTCCCCACGTTGTGGGTGTCGCTGGATTGGGTCGAGGCGCACTGTGTCATTCCGGACGGGTTCCGCAAGGGAAGCCCGTTCAAGTTGTTGGGGTGGCAGGGTTGGTGTTTCGCGAACTTCTACCGCGTGAAGCCGGATGCGTTGTGGGTGCCGAACAATCCAGTCCTCGCGCCGGCGTTCTTCTATCGCCGGTCGCAGGTGGTTCTTCCGCAAAAGGCGGGCAAGGGCCCCTACACCGCGGCGCATGTCTGCCTTGAAGGCGTCGGGCCGGCACTGTTCGCGGGCTGGGCGCAGGGTGGCGAGACGTACGACTGCAGTGACCATGGTTGTGACTGTGGCTGGGTGTACGAGTACCAGCCGGGCGAGCCGATGGGCATGCCGTGGCCGACACCACTGATCCAAATCACGGCGACGTCGGAGGAGCAGACCGACAACGTGTACGCGGCGTTGCGGCCGATGATCGAGCAAGGCCCATTGCGGGACGTGATCCCGAAGACGGGCGAGGAGTTCATTCGCCTCCCGAACGACGGTCGCATTGATGTGGTGACGAGCTCGGCGCAGTCCCGGCTGGGTCAGCGTGTGACGTTCGTTCCCCAGGACGAGACGGGGATTTGGACGGAGACGAACCGGATGGTGAAAGTCGCCGAGACCCAGCGGCGCGGCCTGGCTGGCATGGGCGGCCGGGCGGAGGAGACGACGAACGCTTGGTCGCCGGCGGACAAGTCGGTGGCGCAACGCACCGCGGAGTCCACCCGGACCGACATTTTCCGCTACCACCCGCAAGCTCCCAAGGGACTGTCGTACCGGGACAAGCGGGAACGACGCCGCATCCACGTCCACGTGTACGGCGAGTCACTCAAGGAGCGCGGCGGTCACATCGACCTCGACTCGATCGAGGCCGAAGCCGCCGAGCTACTCGAGGTCGACCCTGGACAGGCCGAGCGGTTCTTCGGGAACCGCGCGAAGTCCGGCGCCGGCACATGGTTGAAGGATGGTCTGTGGGACGGCCGGAAGCGGTCGCTGTTCGTGCCGGACAAGACGAAGGTGTGCCTCGGGTTTGACGGTTCAGACTCGAGCGACTGGACCGGCATCCGCGCAGAGACCTTGGACGGGTACAGCTTCACACCCACGTACGGGCCCGACGAGCTGCCGACGTTTTGGGACCCGGGACTATTCGAGGGTGAGATCCCTCGCAGCGAAGTCCTCGCTGCGTTCGACGAGCTGTTCCGTCGGTTCGTCGTTGTCCGGGCCTACTGCGACGTGCGGGAGTGGAAGACCGATATCGAGGGCCTTCAGCTGAAGTTCGGTGAGAAGCGGGTCGTGAAGTGGGAGACGAACCGGATCCCGGCGATGCACGCGTCGCTGAAACGGTTCGTGACTGACCTGTCCACTGTGATCACGCAGGACGGATGCAAGTCGACCGACCTGCACATCGGTAATGCGCGCCGTGTGCCCAAGCCGGGCGATCACTACATCCTCGGGAAACCGTCGGAGAGCCAGAAGATCGACCTCGCGATGTGCACGGTCCTCGCGCACGAAGCGCGCTGTGACGCGGTTGCCGCCGGCGCGAACAAGCCACCAGGACGCCGCAAGGTGATGGTGCTGAACTGAAAAGGGGTGAGGCGTGAAACTGTCCGACCTCACCGATCAGCAGTGGTTCGCTCGGTTGAACCTCCGCCGCACGTGCGACTTGATGCGGCAGACGGAAATGTGGGCCTACTACGACGGCGAGCAGGCCCTTCATTACGTCGCGCGGATCATCCGGGAACAGCAGGACAGGTTCCCGGCGTTGCGCGTCAACTGGTCGGCTCTGGTGATCGACGCTCTTGAGGAGCGGTTGACGATCGAGGGTTTCCGGTTGAACGGGGACGACTCGGCTGACGACGACCTAGCAGGTACGTGGCAGGCGAACAACATGGACGCCCGTGCAACCGAGCTGCATGTCGCGTCGATGGTGACGCGCGAGGCGTACATGATGGTCGGCCCCGGTGAGGGACGGTATCCGCTGGTGACAGTGGAATACCCGGACCAGGTTTCGGTCGAGGTCGACCCGCGTTCGCGTCGTGTCGTTGCTGCACTGAAGGTGTGGCCTGATGACCCGGACTTTCCCGGTTTGCTGGGTGAGGACCGCGGGCTGCTGATGCTGCCCGGCCGGATGATCGAGTTCGAGCGAGGCAAGCCGATCTCGTCTTCGTCCACCGAATGGACTTCCGCGCTCGAGCACCACCAGACATCCCCGCTCGTCCCGGTGGTCCCGGTGACGTGGAAGCCGCGGCGCGGCGTTGGGCGCACGGAGTTGCGGGACATCATGTCTTTGGCGAACGCAGTGAACCAGACCGCGACGAACATGATGGCCGGCCTCGAGCACCATGCCCTGCCGAGGAAATGGGCGATCGGCGCGCGGGAAGAGGACTTCGTCGACTCGAACGGCAAGCCTCTGCCGGCGTGGATGATCGCGACCGGCGCGGTATGGGCGTTGCGCGGCGAATCGACCGAAGAGGACAAGAACATCAAGGTCGGCCAGTTCTCCGCAGCGGACATGACGAACTTCCACAACTCCATCAAGCAGCTGGCGAACCTCGCCGGCTCGGTGTACGGCCTGCCGCAGCAGTACATGGGCTACTTCGCCGACAACCCCGCCTCGGCGGAGGGCATCAAGGCGTCCGAGGCCAGGCTGATCAAACGCGCCGAGCGTGGCCAGGTCGTTCTGGAGGATCCGCACGAGCAGGTTCAGCGGATCGTGCTGGCCATCATGGAACGCGACCCGGCCGGCGGTGATCGGATCGAAACCGTATGGCGCGACCCGGCGACACCAACGCAGGCCCAGAAGGCTGACGCCGCGGTGAAGCTGCACGCAGAAGGATTGGCGGACACGGAGCTGGCGCAGGAGCTCTACGGCCTGACCGATGGTCAGCGTAAGGCGATGCGTGATCGTGCCGCTGGCCAGCCACAGGACCCGAGGGCCATTATCGATCGGGTCCGTCAGGCTGAGGTGACCGGTGCCGCCGCCGGCGCAGGTTCTTAGGGTCGCCCAGCGGCACGCGGCCGAACAAGCCGCGCTCGCTGAGCAAGCCGTCGGCGTGACGCTGTCCATCACGAACCGGGCGCGTAACCCGGAGGCGTGGCGGGACGCGGTCGCCCGCATCGGCCCCAACCTCCTAACACTGCAAGTTGCGGCGGCGGGCGCGGCGGACGGCTACCTGGACGAGATCCTCGACGCGCAAGGCGAATCGCTCGCCGCTGAAGCGACGGTGATCCCGGATGCGTGGATGGACTTCACCGACGGCGGCGGCAGTTGGCTCCTGAATCTGGTGCATGCCGTCAACGCCATCCCGAAACAAGGCCTGTCCAGCGAAGCGTTGAACAGCCGGGTCCGGTATCTGTCCAGCTCCATTGTCCTGTCCGGAATGCAGGACACCGACCGGTCCGCAGTGCAGGCGGCGATGATATCCAGGCCGGCCGTCCAGTGGTACGTGCGGATGCTGACCGGGAAAACCTGCGCACGCTGCGCCATTCTCGCCGGAAAGCGGTCACGGTCGATGGTGGCGTTCAAACGTCACCGCAACTGCGACTGCAGGAACATCCCGGCTGGCGAGAACTCGGGCAACTGGGCAACCAACCCGAAGACATTCTTCCGTTCCCTGTCCACTCAGGAGCAGGACAAGGTGTTCGGCGCTGGCAACGCCCGAGCGATCCGTCACTCGGGTGGGTCGTCGAAGACCATGAACCAGGTCGTGAACGCCGAGCAGGGCGTGAAGACCGTGACCATGTTCGGTCGCGAGATCCAAGTGACCACTGTGGGCACCACTAGACGGGCCACGTTCGGCGGCTACGAGGTTTTGGAGGACGGGACGCTGCGACGGCGCCCGGACTCCGAACTGGAGAAGCTGCGGGGAAATCGTCTGAGTACCGCTAAAGCTCCCCGGCTGTTGCCGGACGAGATCTACCGCCTGGCCGAGGAATTCGGCTGGGACCGCGCCGAGACGTTGCGACAACTCCGGCGCTTCGCATACCTGCTGTGACCCGTGATGGGTGGAGCAGTTCCACGGCCCGACGCGTGACGCGCGGTGCCCAATGGCGAGGACAAGCATGTTCACCACCAAGAAACTGCGTGCACGGCTACTTCGTGACGGCGAGCCCGGTCAACCGGCCGGCGGTGGAGGCGCGACGCCCCCCGCGGACGACGGATTGAACGAAGGCGGCCGGTCGGCTATCCAACGTGAGCGTGAAGCCGCGGCGGAAGCGAACCGGCAGCGCGCCGCGGAGAAGCAGCGCGCCGACGCCGCCGAGGAAGAACTGCGGCAGATCCGCGAAGCTGGCCAGACCGATCAGGAGAAAGCTCTCGCCGCCGCGCGCGAAGAGGGCAAGGCGGAGGTCGCCGCGACGGCGAACACCCGCCTGATCCGAGCAGAGGTCAAGGCGGCCGCGGCATCGGCTGGGTTCAACGACTCGGCGGACGCTGTGGCTCAACTGGAATCCCGCTTCGGCGAGATCCCTGTGACCGCCTCCGGTGACGTCGATGAGGCCGCCGTGAAGGCGATGGTGAACAAGCTCGCGGAGGACAAGCCGTATCTGGTCAAGCAGGCGGTCACTGTTCCCACGTTCGCGCCCAACCCCGGTCAGGGGACACCGCCCGCCGCGCCAGGAAAAGCTGACGTGAACGCGGGGCGCGCTCTCTATCAGGAGCGCAAGAAACCTAAATCCTAGTCCCTGAAAGGGATCCATCATGGACCTCAGCTTGAGGACCGAGACGTTCGGCGTGGACGACCAGTCCTGGCTGGCGTCTCGTCACGGGCTCGGGGAGGCCGTCAGCGTCACGCTCGACACCTCCGCGTTCACCCCATCGATTCACTACCCGGACGGTTTCTTCAAGTCCGGCACCGCTTTGGCGAAGATCACCGCGACCGGTCTGTACGGGCCGTACAGCGTGACCGACGAAGTGCAGACGCTGACCGTTGGCGGTTCGGGCCTGACGTCGTTCACGATCACGTGGAACGGTCAGACCACCAGCTCGCTGGTTGCCGCCGCGACAGCCGCTCAGGTCCAGGCCGCACTCGAGGCCCTGTCGAACATCGGCGTCGGGGACGTGACGGTCACTGGCTCGCCCGGTGGCGTGTGGACGGTCACCTTCGGTGGCACGCTCGCCGACAGCAACGTCGCCGCGATGACCACCACCCCGACCGGCGGCACCGGCACCGTGACAGTCGCCACGACCGTCGCAGGCGGCACCGAGGGCAGCGGCGGACAGGAAACCCTGTGGGGTTTCCTCGCCTTCTCCGTGAAGGCTCCCGCGGCTACGACCACGGACGTGGTGGGCGCGATGTTCGACCACTGCAAGGTCGTCAACTCCAAGCTCCCCATGCCCATCGACGCCAACGGCAAGGCCGACGTGGCCGGCCGAATCATCTTCTACTGAGAGGGGTGACCAATGGACATCTTCGACTTGATCACCCCGGCAGAGTTGACCGGCTACGCCCGCGAGGCGCTGGCCGACCGGCCGGAGAACGCTCTGCAGCTGTCCGAGATCCTGCCGCACCAGCAGGTGGACGACCTGAACTACCGATTCAACCGCGGTGGCGGCGGTCTCGCGGCTGCGGCGAGCTTCCGGGCCTACGACGCCGAGCCTCGGTTCGGGAAGCGCGAAGGCCTCACCCGGGTGTCCGGCGAACTGCCGGCCATCGGCCAGCAGTACGTCCTGGGCGAGTACGACCAGCTGCGGTTGCGTCAGGCCAACGAGCAGATCCGGAACCTGCTCCTGCGTGACGCAGCGAGGATCGCCCGCGCGATCGACACCCGGTTCGAGTTCGCGCGCGGCCAGGCCCTCGTGGAGGGCAAGGTCACGCTGAACGAGGACGGTGTGGTCGCCGAGGTCGACTTCGGTCGCCTCGCGACACACTCGGTGGCGCCAGTCACCCTGTGGTCCAACCTCGCCGCATCGACTCCGATCGATGACCTGCAGGCATGGCGCGACGTGTATGTCGACACGAACGGCCAGCCCCCAGGTGTGATCATGACCTCGACCCGGGTCGTGAACTATCTGGTGCGCAACGCGCAGGTCCGTTCCATGGTCCTGCCGGTCGGATCCACGGTCACGCAGGTGCGAAGGTCCGATCTGGACGCGGTGATGACCGACTTCGGTCTGCCGGCGATCCGCGTGTTCGACGCTCGCGCGATCGACCAGACCGGCGTGTCGCGCAGGGTCATCGCGGATGACAAGCTGCTGTTCCTGCCGCCGGACGGCACCGAGCTGGGCGCCACTTTGTGGGGCACCACGCTCGAAGCGCAGGAGTCGCAGTACGGCATCGCTCCGGCGGATCACCCTGGCGTGGTGGTGGGTGCGTTCAAGCAGTCCACGACACCGATCCGGGTGTTCACGATCGGTTCCGCGATCGGCATCCCGATCCTGGGAGACCCGGACCTGTCGTTCGTCGCCGACGTCGCGTAGGGGGCTGTGATGGGAAAGCGTCTCAACACCTGGGTCTTCGTCGACGGTTCGTGGCACGGTCCGGGCAATGTCCCGGACGAGATCGCGGACCTCATCGACAACCCCAAGGTGTGGGAAGTCGACCCCGAGTCGCAGGAAGTCCCGGTGCGGCAGCTGGATGACGGGGATCTGATCCCCGAAACCCCGGTCAAGGTCGAGGTGGAGCAGGTTCTCGAGCGGCCGCGCGGCAACGCGTCTCGCGACAAGTGGGCCGACTACGCCAAAGTCCGGGACATCGACGTCGAGGACGACATGAACCGCGACGACATCATCGCCGCGGTCGACCTCGCCGACGAGGAGTAGCCGATGGAGGCGTTCGCGGAAGTTGAGGACTACGAGACCCGGCTCAATGTGAAGATCACCGAACAGGGCGACATCGCACAGATGGAGGCCCTGCTCGGTGATGTCTCGTTGCTGATCCGGAAGCGTCGTCCGCTGATCGATTCGTGGATCGCCGCCGGCAAGTTGGACGCGGAATGGGTTCGGGCGGTCACCGTTCAGGTGGTCGCCCGGCTCATAAATTCCATCGAGCACGGCGCCGGCGTCGAGTCGGAGACCTACCCGGAGTGGTCCTATCGGCTATCCAAAGCGGCCGCTGCTGGTTTGTCGTTGACCGATGACGAACTGGCTGACCTGACTCCTGAAACCGAGGGCCGTGCTCGTGCCTTCTCAATCGTCCCGGGGTGAGTATGTCCGAACCAACCGTGACCGTCGTCAAGGATGGCAAGGGAAACGTCCACTACTACGGGTCCGGCAGTCCGATCCTGCGGGATGGACTCGCCGACGGCTCGCTGACTCTCGCAGAGGAGGCGGCCAGTGCGACCGAAACTACCGACTCCGGTGAGAGTGGAAACGCCGTGGAAGTCGACAGTGGACCCGGCAACGGGCCTGCAGACGGCCGGTCCGGCGACGATCGTTCAGACGAGGGCAAGGCTAAGCCAGGTCGCCGTAGCTAACGTCGGCTCCCAAGTCGAGCTGCTGGCCGACCAGAACACGGTCATCAGCCTCTGGTCGGTCCTCGTTACCGCGGACGTGCCAATGGATTCCACATCCAGAGTGGTCACCGAGGACGGCACCGAGCGCGTCTTCCAGATCACCGGTGACGTTGCCGACCGGCCATTCCACAAACCCCTGTTCCGCGCCGCCGCGGCGCGGCTCATCTCCGACATGCAATAGGAGTACGCCATGCCCGCAACCGCGGTGACCGTGAACAACCTCGACCACAAGACCGCTTTGGTGAAGCCGACCCCGGTGGCATGCGACAACGTCAACGGAAACTCGGCCATCAACGGCGGCACCCTCATCCTCGAGCTGACCTCCTCGGCCGGCGGCACCGTGACCGTGAGCTTCCCAGCTTCGGTGTACGTGGACGGCCAGGCGCCGGCGTCGGTCGTGTACACGCTCACCGGTGCGCAGACGAAGGTCGTCGGCGGATTCCCGGTGTCGTACTACGGAAGCGTGGTCACGTTCACCGCGTCGGTGAGCACGATCACGTACATCGCCTACCAGGTGTAGACGTGGCCGGAATCCGGGTCACGGTCTACGAAGCCGAAGCGATCCGCGAGGCGCGGAAGATCTCCACCGAGGAACGCGGCAAGATCGCGGAACAGGTAGCTCGCACCGCGATCAGCAACGCCCCGGTCCTGACCGGTGAATACCGCGGCGGGATCGGCGTGAAAGTCAGCGGAGACGATGTGTCCGTTGTCGACGAAGACCCCGAGGCCGGGTTCAAGGAGTACGGCACAGCTGACACTCCAGCACACGCCACTCTCACTGACGCGGCACGGCAGTACGGGAAGTACAGCGGGATGCAACCCAGGGGGTGACCATGTCCCTCCCATGGATCCCGGGCGCTGCCCGGGTAATTCTGCTCGCTGACCCCGTGTTCGCCGGGCTAGTACCGCAAGCCGAGCGAGTTGGTTTCGAGTCGCCTTTGGACGTCACGTCGCCGTTTGTGGTCATCCAGGCGCCAGGGAACTTCTCTCTGTCTGGCGACGGTGTGGCTTGGTCCCCACTGGTTCAAGTGGACGGCTACGCGCCTAAGAGCTATCCAGACGCGCGACGCCTGGTGTGGAGGATCGCCGCAGAAGCGGGGCGAGTTCTCGGCAGGGCGCGGAATGTCACGTTCGAAAACATGTCCTACTCCGGACGTGTCACCGACGGTCCCCTCGAGGACGTCGATACCTCACGCGGGACAGCGTCTCCGCTGCGCCGGTGCCTGATCCGCGCCGAGCTGAAGGCCCACACCACCTGATCGTCCCGTCTCCTGGCTGCCCTGCCTGGGAGGCGGGACACCTACAGCAGGGCGCATGCAGGGCAACCGAAACAAGCTGACCCGCCGCCGAGCGGGCCCTTAGTGCAGGAGGACTGCATGTCCACGTACGCCGACTCCGCCAAGGCGGCTCTCTGGTTGGACGGTGACGCTTTTCGCGGAGTGGCGAACGCCGCTGTGCCTGCCGACCCGTTCGCGACATCACTGCCCAGCCTCGACGCCTTCGGTGGTATCAAGGCCGGTTTCACCATCACCCCGTCGCAGGACATCACCGACCTGGACGTGTGGAACAACGAGTCCGGTGCACCGTACCGGCGCTCGAAGAAGCCGCCCACGTTCTCCATCAAGTTCCGTCCGGTCGACATGTCCAAGGCGACCGCGCTGACTCTGCTGCGCGGCGGATCCATCGCCGAGACCGGCGTCGGCTCGGGCATCTTCAAGTGGACCACCGGCACCGACGAGGAGTTCTCACTCCTGCTGCGTGTCCTGGACGGCACGAAGAAGAAGGCCTACTACATCGCCCGCTGTGAGCTGGGCGCCATCCCTGAGGAAGTCATGAACGATGACGACCTCGAAGGCTGGGACCTGGAGCTGTTCCCGCTCGCCCCGACCGGTGGCGTGCAGGCGATCCAGAAGTTCACCAACTCGAACCCGCTCGTCTGATCGGAGCGCAACATCATGCAGGGCACCCCAGAAAACGGATTCGTACTCGACATCGACGCGCTACTGGCAGAGCGGAAGCTGGAGCCGGTCCCGTTCCGGTTGGGCGGAAAGACGTACAAGCTCCGCACCAACCTGTCCGTCAAGGAAACCAACCAGGTCCTCGCTCTGGTCTCCACCGACCAGGCGCCGCAGGCTATGACAATCCTCGTCGGGACGGTGAAGGAACGCGCCGACCTGGCCGACGCCATGCGCCACAACGAGACCGACGAGAAGAAGATCGACCTTCCGGCCGGCAAGACCGGGCAGGCACTGTCGGACTTCATCGACACGCTTCCCCGGCTGCATCAGGCCATCGCCTCCGCGAACATCTACCGGGCGTCCAAGGCGCTCGCGGACTTCGCGGTCTCCGATGAAGAGATCCTGCGTCGCAGCGGCATGGATGTGGAGGAGAAGCCCGAGGGGGAATCGCAGGCGTCCTAGCCGCGATCCTCGGACCGCGGTGGGACGCCTGCGCAGCAGACTTCCTGCACTACTACGGCGTCAACCTCGGGGACGTCATCGACACGTGGCCGGTCCAGCGGATCGTGTCGCTGGTCCGGAAACTCCCGCCCGGCTCCCAGCTCGCACGGGAGGAGCTCGGCGACCAGGCGGACTGGGGATACCTCGCCGAGAACGTCGCGCGACTCGTCGACACCATGCAGGCGTGGCTGAACTACGAATACTCGAACTGGACAGCCGACCCGGACGAGGTTGAAGCCCTACGGCGTAAGCACAAAAAGGCGGGGGTCAAACCCCCGCCGTTCCCCCTGATCCAACCGGTCGCGGCGCGGCCGCCTTCCCTGCGAGACCGGGCGGTCAGCGACTACATCGAGCTGGCGTCCCAATATCAGCTGCCTGTCGAAGAAACAGGCCAACAACTCATCAGCTCGGATGACTTCGACGCCCTCTTGGGAATCTAAACGCAGCCGGGGGTGAGCATGCCCGGCGGCAAGATCGACATCCTGGTTGAACCGGACCTACGCGGGTTCGGAAGCAAGCTCGGCAAAGGACTCAACAGCCTCGGCGGTATCGCGTCCTCGGCTGGCAAAGGACTCGGACTCGCTGTCGCCGCCGGCACAGCTGTGGCCGCAGTTGGCTTGAAGTCGGTCATCAACCTCGGGATCGAGTACACCGGCAAGCTGAACGAGATGCAGGCCGTCAGTAACGCGACGGCCCTGCAAATGGCCCAGGTGGGTAACACCGCCAAGGCTCTCGGCTCCGACCTGACTCTGCCGGCCACCTCCGCGGCGGGCGCGGCGGCGGCGATGCTCGAGCTCGCCAAGGGCGGCCTGTCGGTAGACCAGTCGATGAAGGCCGCGAAGGGAACTTTGCAGCTGGCGGCGGCTGCGCAGATCGACGCGGCTGCTGCTGCAGAGATCCAGTCGAACGCGTTGAACCAGTTCGGTCTAAGTGCGGAGAACGCAGGCCGGGTCGCCGACGTCTTGGCGAACACCGCCAACGCGGCTTCCGGTTCGATCGGTGACATCGCGCTCGCCCTGAAGTATGTGGGCCCGGTCGCGAAGTCTGTCGGCGTGTCCATCGAGGACACCGCCACAGCGATCGGCCTGCTGGCCAACAAAGGCATCCAGGCAGACACGGCGGGCACATCCCTACGAGGCATGCTCGCTTCACTGGCGGCGCCGTCGAAGCCTGCCGCGAAAGCCCTGAACGCGCTCGGTGTCGAGGCGTTCGACAGCGCCGGGAAGTTCGTCGGCTTCAGGTCCGTGATCGACCAGTTGTCGGTAGCGCAGAAGAAGATGACGCAGGAGCAGTTCGCTGCGGCGGCCGCGACCGCGTTCGGCCGTGAACCTCTGGCCGCGATCGTGGCACTCGCTGAGTCTGGTGCGCCGGCGTTCGATGAGATGGCTGTCGCTGTCGGCCGTCAGGGCGGCGCTGCAGATGTCGCCGCGGCGAAAATGAAGGGTCTCGGCGGCGCCTGGGAAGGCTTCAAGTCCCAGCTGGAAACAGCCGGTATCGAGATCTTCGAGTCCATCGACGGCCCGCTCGAGTCGATCGTCCGCAAGGGATCGGACTTCGTCCAGAAGTTCACGCCCGCGGTCAAGCGCGGCCTCGACTCGGCGGTAGCAGCGGGGCAGTTGTTCGGCCCGGATCTGGCCAAGGCGATCGGTTCCAAGGCTTCCGCCCTGTCCGAAGTGGCCGGCAAGCTTGTCAGCCCGCTCGTGCAGGGCCTCAAGGACACGCTCAACAGTGGCATCGAGATCGGTGTCCAGGTGTTCCGCGACTTCGCTGAAGTCGTGCACGACACTGTGGACGCGGTCGAACCACTGGCCATCGGCATCGGCAACGTGGTCGAGTCGTTCAACAGGGCTGACGGTCCGATCGGTGCTTTCGGTGCCGCATTGGGGATCGCGTACGACATCATCAAGGGTGTCGTCGGGATCGTGTCCCCGGTGATCGGTCTTGTGGCTGATCTGGTTGAGGGTTTCGCGAACCTGCCCGGCCCGATCCAAACCGCCGCTCTCGCACTGCTGGCGTTGAAGGTCGGCCCGTCCATCCTGTCCGGACTGCGCGGCGCGCTGTCGGGATCTGGCAAGGACGCGGACGAGGCAGCCCAGAAGACCGGACTTTTCAGTAGGGCAATGGGTCTGGTTGCCGCACCGGTCAAGCTGGTCGCGTCAGGACTCACTGCTACGGCGAACACGTTCCGCCAGTTCAACGCGGAAGCTACCGCGCAGCAGGCGATCGCCCAGCGAAGCTCGGCGTTCCTGAGCTTGCAGGCAGACGGGTTCCGTTCAGCGCAAGGCGACGCAGACAAGTACGGGCAGAGCATCGGCCGGTTGAGCGCGTACAACGCCGCGTTCAACACGTCCACCATCCCTGCCGTTGCAGCGTTGCGGAACTTCCGGGACCAGACGGTCGCGATCCGCGAAGGCGCTGCTGCGGCCGGCGAGCCGATCGGCCGCATGGGTGCCGCGATCAGCACGCTGACGGAGCGCAGCCCTGCCCTCTCGGCGATGCGGGATTCGTTCCGCAGTGCTGCCGATGGGGCGTCCCGGTTCGGCACTGTCGCGGGAATAGCTTCAGCTGCGGGTACCGGATTGAAGTCGGCCGCAGGCGGACTCATGGGTGCGCTCGGCGGGCCGTTCGGTCTGGCCATCGCAGGCGCTTCTATCGGCCTGGGTTTCCTGGCCAACGCCCAAGAGCGTGCAGCGCAGAAGGCCAAGGAGCACTCGGCTGGTGTGGACGGTTTGGCGACCGTGCTCCGGGAAAGCAAGGGCGCGCTGGACGCCAGTGTCCGGGCCACGGCCGCGAAGACGTTGCAGGACACCCAGGTTCTCAGTACGGGCAAGAACATCCTCCAGCTTTCCCGTGAGCTCGGTGTTGAACAGGGCCTGTTGACTGAGGGCTATCTGGGCAGCGCCGGGGCACAGTCCCTGGTCAACAGTCAGCTGGACAGAATGATCGCGGCTGGTACGTCGGTCATCGACACGGAGTCCGGTAAGCAGCAGGTCATGGACCTGTCCGCACAGTCAGCCCTGAACCTGAAGGAACAGTTGGGGCTAACCAACAAGCAGTACGCGGAAGCGGTCCAGAAGAACAGGGACCTCGAGAACGCCATCAAGAACGGTTCGGCTTCCATGCTGGACGCCACCGAGTCCGGGCGCACCTTCGCTGCCGCTATGAAGACTCTGGGCGATCGAACCGCGACGGCGGACGACAAGGCCCGAGCTCTGAAGGAGGCACTGGATGCCTTCTCTGGCGGCCAGGTCGGTCTAGATGAGTCCCTCGCGAACATGAACGAGCAGTTCGACCGGCTCGGGGTCACGTTCGGCGCGAACATTGACAAGACTAAGGGATTCGGCAACGAGCTCCTTACCAGCGCTGGCCGGATCAACACTGCATCCGAGAACGGCCGAACGCTTCGGGACAGCCTCGAAGGGATCACTTCGTCCACGTTGAACGTTGCCCAGAGGACGTTCGACATGACTGGAAGCCTGACTGACGCACAGAAGGTCGTTCAGGATAGCCGCGACCGGTTCATCGCGATGGCTGGGAAGATGGGTCTTAGCGCCACTCAGGCGGGGATCCTGGCTGACCAGATGGGTCTCATCCCCGAGCAGGTCGCGACCGTGATCCAGACCCCCGGAATGACGACCGCACAGAAAGAACTCGTCATCTTTCAGGGGATGCTGCAGCGAACCCCGCCCGGAAAAGACGTGATCATCAACTCGATCACGGACGAAGCGAAGCGGAAGCTAGAAGAGATTGGCTTCAAGGTGACAAGGTTGCCTGACGGCCGGTTCGCTGTCCATGCCGAAACCGGCAATGCGCAAGCCGATCTCGACCGGTTCATTCGCGAGAACGCTAACCGTCAAATCACCATACGTGCCGCAGTGACCACATCGTCCTCAGTAGGTGTTGCACGGCAGCCCGGCGGCGGTCGAGTCGTCAAGCACGACGGCGGCATCGTCCGAGCATTCGCGGACGGCGGGTTCGAGCGGAAGCTGACTCCGATGCGGACTGGAATCGCTGAAGTCGTCCGGCCGAACACGTGGCGTGTTTTGGGTGATCGGCTCCGGGATGACGAGGCGTATATCCCCATCAACCGGTCGTCTCGGTCCCAGGCGATCTTGCGGCAGACGGCCGACCAGATGGGGTTCGCGCTCCTTCGCCGGTTCGCGTCGGGAGGTGTCGCGGTGGCTAGCGGTTCCACACAGCAGTCCCTCCCGGGCACTCCGCTTCAGGTGGGTGGGGACACGTTCATCATCGGTCAGCGCGCCGATCCGTTCGGAACGGCACAGGAAGTGCAGCGTCTGCGTGACTTCAGGGGGAGGCTGCATTGAGCGCCGACGGCGTGTGGAGCCTCCCTTTGTACGGGTTGACGTTCAACGACAACCTGCCTGACGAAACGGGATGCCGGTATCTGTGCACGGACTCGGGATGGCGGGGTGGTGCGGCGCCTCGCCCATCCCGCTCCCCCAAACCGAACTCGTCCGGTGAGGACCGTCAACCCAACTTCGCATCGGGTCTCGTCGCCGTACTGGCGGGGGACTTTTGGGGCCCGGACGCGATAGCGCGGTCACGGGCAGAGGACAAGCTGAACGCGATCGGCCGCGGCCCGAACGACTTGTTCGAGGTTCGGTGCGCGACCGCGTTGGGCGAGAAGTTCTCGATGATGGAACTCGACGCGAAACCGCTTGTGCAGCCGGACAAAAGCCCACGGGACGGGATCTTCTCGTTCCAGTTCGCTTCCCCCGACTACCGCAAGTACGGGGTAGGCCAGAGTATCGGCGGCAACGTCGGACTCGGCTCCTCCACAGGCGGTTTGGACTGGGTGACCGGCGGCGGCCTGAACTGGGTTCCAGGTTTGGACTGGGGCACGGTCACCAGCACCGGACAGTTGGCGTTCGACAACCTGCCCGGCACAGCCCCGAGCGACCCGGTGTTCCTGATCTCCTGCCCAACCGGGACGTTGATCAACCCGACGATCACAAACATCGGCACCGGGCAACGCCTGCGCTACAACGGGACCCTGACTGCCGGAGACACGCTCCGGATCGACACGAGCGAGTTCACCCGCAGCGTCATCTTGAACGGCGGCCAAGACGTCCGGACCCGGTTGACAGTAGCCGAATGGTTCCAGATCCCCGAGAACACAACCTGCGTGGTGGCTTTCACCGCTGACGCAGCAAACGCCGCGGCCTCACTTCAGGGTTCCGCGTTCATCGCTTACTGGTAACGGGGGTGCGCGAATGGCGCTGACCAACCTGAACGCGGCACCTGCCTGGACTCAGCAACAGGTCATCACCGCGTTGATCGGCCGGCTGCACATGGGCGCTCTCCTGCCGTCCGCCGCTGCGGTGACGGGCATGTCGGGGTGGCGTGACGGTGTTGTCGCGAGCACGAACCAGAACGGGTCGAACAACATCCCGTCGGACCTGATGATCAAGCAGGCCGTCTCTCCGTCGCTGAACCTGTTGTGCGAGCCGGGGCATTGCGTGATCACGCGCAGTGGCCAGGGCCCGTTTCTGGCTTACCTGGCAACACAGGGCACGCTGACGCTGGCGGCAGCTGACACGGTCAACCCGCGCATCGACCTGATCGTCGCGCAGGTGTACGACGCTGCGCTCGGCGACGGCATGCCCACCACTCCCGCGCTGGCCTCTCCTGGCGGCCTGGTGATCCGCGCTGTCACAGGAACAGCAGCTGGATCGCCCTCTGCGCCTGCCGTTCCGACGGGGTCTATCCCGCTCGCTCAGGTGGCGGTTGCGCAGAACGCGACGACTATCACCAACGCGAACATCACCGACCGCAGGAAGATCGCGTTCACCCCGAGCGGAGCACGGCCCCTACTTCCGGGCGATGCGGCCGCGGACGCTGGGGCTGTTTCGGGTGAGCTGAAGTACAGCATCACCGACCCGCACGGCGGCGTGTACGTCTGGTCCGGCACGGGATGGAAACCGGTCGGCATCCCTGTCTACACCAGCACTGCCGCCCGGGACGCCGCGCTCCCGACGCCGTTCGTGGATCAGCTCGCGTGGACGACCGATCAACACAAGCTGTGGCGCTACGGCGGTTCCGGCTGGGACCTTGCCCTGGGCGCCAACGGCAAGCTCACCCCTGCGGGCGACTACGCGCTGAACACTGTGGACACCATGCGGGACACGCTCTCGTTCAACGGGATCGTCGGCCACGAATACGAACTGCGGTACAGCGGCTGCTTCTCCCTGAACACCTCGGGTAACGCGATCTTCAACATGAGGGTCGCATCCGGCGGGTCGGTCACCACGGCAGCGTCTACCGTCGCCGGGCCCCGATACGTTCTCGGCAACGGAAGCATCGGTGACTTCGACTTCGCGTTCAGCTGGACCGCCCCCAGCACGAGCGTCTTCACTGTCGGCATCAGCGCCCTCGTAGGCCCCGGGCTCTCATCTGGAACGGTGTACGGCACCACCACCGGGCCCGGTCGGCAGTTAAGGTTCAGGGACTATGGATAGCCCACGGCTGGCTGTCCACATCGTCGAAACCCGAACCGGCAGGGTCGTCCACAACGAAATGCCCGTCATGGTCGTGCCGGACTGCAACCGGTCGATCAACGACGATTCGACGATCCAAATCCAGATCGCAGTCGGCGACAGAGGAGTACCCGAAGCAGGGACACTGCGGCAGCTGATCTCCAACTGGCGGTTCAGTATCGCGGTGTCCTACGGGCCATCGGTGGTCGGTTCGCCGATCCTCTCCTACGGGCCGATCATGGCCCACAAGTTCGACGACACCAGCGGCGTACTGACGGTCGGCGCCGGCTCCATGTGGGCGCTGCTCGCACGGAGGCTGCTGCTGAACCCGCTCGGTGTCGTGTCCTCGCCGTTGAGCATGGACGAGGCGATGGACGCCAAGTATCTGGGCATGACGTTGTGGGGGATCGCGCGGGAACTCGTCGACGACACGCTCTCCCGAGGTACCGGGTTCGAGCTTCCGATCGACCTCCCGTCCCCTTCGGTGGGTGAGCATGACCGGAACTACCCGGTGTACGACCTGGCCACAGTCGGGCAACGGGTCAAGGACTTGACGCAGGTTGAGGCCGGGCCGGACATCGACTGGAACCCGTACTTCTCGGACAGCGGGATGGTTCGGGTCGCGATGCGCACCGGGACACCGTCGCTCACGCAGATCGGGCAAGACCTCATCTGGGACTACGGCTCCTCCATCACCACGTGCACTGTCGACAACAACGCCGCATCCATGGCGACGGACGTGTTCGGCAGGGGTAACGCGACAGAGCGCGCGTCGCAGGTGGCGTGGGCGTCCAACCGGGACCTCGTCCCGCTGGGCTGGCCGGTCCTGGAAACCGTCGACACCTCACACCAGTCGGTGGAAGTGTTCGACACTCTCCAGTCGCACGCCAACGAGTGGGTGCGGTTCTACCGCAACGCTGTCGAGACGTGGGAGGCGGAGGTCAAAGCCGACGCCGCCCCGATGCTCGGCACCTATCTCCCTGGCGACAGTGGACTGTTCAACATGCAGTCCCACGCGTGGATCCCGAAGGGTCTGTACCGGCAGCGGATTCTGGGCTGGTCGTTGAGTGGGCCGCAGCGGGTGAAGCTGCTCCTCGAAGCCACCGAGGGGGCCGCGTGATCTCGCCCACGGCCGACGACTTTGACGCGAAACTCGCCGGGGCCGAACGTTACCTGGACGAGGTGGACCGCAAGACCTATTCCAACTTCGCGGTCACCAACCCGGCTACGGGAGTGCAGAACCTGGAAGTCGGGCCGGTCGGCGACAAGTACCAGGTCAGGTTGCGGGACAGCAACGGCAACGTCATCTACGGCAACCACTTGAACCCGGACATCGGGATCGAAGGCTTCCGAATGCCGATGCCCATGTACCCGTCCATTCCGTACACGGGCGGCCTGACAGCCACCAGCGCGACGTGGGTGACCATGTACGTGTTCCGGACGCTGGTGAACAGCTCGGCCATCCAAGTCAGCTACCGGTACGGCGACCTCGCGCCCGCGGGCGGAACGATGGAAGCGCGCGTCCAGTACGACATCGGCGCCGGCCCGGTGACGATCGACGCCAGCCTTGCCACCTCGGTCGGCGTGGGTCACAGCACCAAGTCGTTCGCGTTCACGTGGCCGTCCGACATTTTCGACACGCAAGTCGAAGTCCTGCTGCAGGCCAGGATGTCTATCGGAGCGGGTTCGGCCGTGGCCAGCCCCATGTACTTCCTGGGAGGGTGAGTGATCACCGCATCCCAAGAGGACAAGCTCACCGCGCTTGAACGCCGACTCGACGAGATGCAACGCCGCACCATGTCCACCCTCTCCGTGACGAACCCGGTGGACGGCATCACCTACGTGCAGATCTCCAACGGCCAGGTGTGGATCTACGACAGCAACGGGACACTGATCCTGGGCAGTGCCTCGTCGTGGGGATACCTGAACCCGTGGCAGAACTACGTCGCGTTCCCCGCCACACCACCGTTGATCAGCAACGCGCTCACCGGGGCGATGCAGAACACCGCGACCGCCACGTTCTATCCCAACCAGGCGCGCATGTTCTTCACCGTCAAGGCCACATCGGACTCGGTCACTGGCGGAATAGTCGACGTGCAGGTGTCCTACACCGTCAACGGTGGCGCCCCCGTCCTCATCGCCGACTCCGTGAACACGACCGCGTCGACCGTGACCTACTCGTTCGAGTGCGTCTGGCCCACTGACTTTTTCGGCGACCGCATCAACGTCCTGTTCCAGGCACGTGTCCGTCCCGGCACGGGTGACCCTCTCAACGACATGGCCATCTTCGGACCGATCCGGCTGTACGGGGGCCCACAATGATGACCCCCGGATCTGAGGGAGAGTCGGCTCGCCTGGACCGGTTGCTGCAGCGGGCAAGGGAATGGGAGCGGCGCACCGTCAGCAACGTGGCCGTGACCGACCCCGCCACGGGAACAGCACTGCTGGAGGTAACGCCTCTACCGGCAGACCCCGGGAAGTCCTCGGTGGTCGTCCGAGACTCGTCCGGCAACGACCTGCTGAAGAACGACACCGTGTCTGGATGGGGATTGGCCGCGCCGACCAACGCCTACCCCGTGTACCCGTTCCTGCCGTTGATGAAAGCCACCACCACGACCTTCACGGAGATGTGGCTGTGGGCCGGATACGCCTACACCCAAACCGTCGAATGGGCGTACGTGGCTGGTACCGAGTTCTCGGACACGTTCTCCGAGTGCAGGCTTGAGTGGGCGCCTGGGTTTGGACAGCCGTGGACTGTGGTCGCCGACTCAACGTTCCTGTCTAACGATGACGTGTCCGACTCGTCCACTGTGTACACGGTGTACAGCGGGACGTTCACTCTTCCGATTGCGGCGGCCGGTCAGTTCTACGCGATCCGGATCATGCAGCGCAGGTCCGCGGTCGGGACTGGCCTGAACGCCTACTGCACACCGGTTTACCTGAACGCCATCTGACCTACACGACTACCGGCCATCGGGGGCCCGCATGATCGTGATCAAATCTGGACGCCATCCGTTCGAGGTCATGATCCTCGCCTGGTGTCTCGTGTCCGGCGTGAACAGCATCATCAACTACCAGCGGGCGGCGTCCACCGTCTTCGGTCAATTCCCTGACCTATTCGGGTACATCCTCTACGGCGGGACTGTGGCAGGGTCAGCGGTCACGCTGGTCGGCACGTTCTGGCCGTCCCTCGCTGGACCACTGATCGAACGCGCCGGACTGGTGATGCTGGCCGGGCTCTGGGTCCTGTTCGGAGGATTGCTCACCACGGTGGGAGAACGCGGCCTGTATTGGGGCGGCTTCCTGTGGGGATTCGCCGCCGCCGCGATCTGGCGGTCTGTCCAGATCGGACGCGAGATGAAGCGGGTTCAAGCCGCAGCCACCCTAATCGGTTCAACAAGACAAGTGGAGGATGGGTGAACGCATCGCTGTGGGTCGCAGTCGCAGTCGCAGTCATCGGCGCCCTCAGCGGCCTGGGCGCGCTGTTCACCGTGCGCGGCCAGTTGAAGAAGCTGACCGCCGAAGGACGTAAGACTGAGGCGGACGCCGCGCAGGTCCTGTCTGCTGCCGCGGTCAGCCTGCTGGAGCCGGCGCAGAAGCAGATCGAACTCCTGGAAATCAAGCTGGCCTCGGCGAACAAACGTGCAGACGGCCTCGGCGAGCAACTCCAATCCGCGCAGTCCGAGATCCAGGGCTTGCGCAACCAGGTCGGTCAGATGAGTAAGGAGCTCGCCGAGCAGCAAGAAGTAAACGAGCGACTCCGTCAGGCAAGGGAGATCTGATGGCGTTGATGCCTGGGGTTACGCACCAACTGATCGGCGCCGGAACGAACATGGCTCGCTACGACATCGTGTGTGTGCACACGATCGTCGGCTACGCACCCGCCTCGGCTGCGCATTTCTCCACGCGCGCCAGCGGACAGATCATCCAGTCGCGGGACACGCAGTACAGGTCGGCCGCGAACCTGAACGGAAACCCCAGGGTTATCGCGATCGAGAATGAGGACCACGGCGCCGCTTACGGTTCCTGGTCAGGCTCGAACGTCCCGGCGTTCACGGCGCAACAGTGCGAGGCGATCGCACTGATCATCCTGTTCTGTCACCGGGCGCACGGGATCCCGATCGTGCTGTGCCCCGACTCCCGGCCGGGGTCGCGAGGTATCGCTTACCACCGGCAGGGCTGCGACGGGAACTTCGGCGGCTACGCGTTCGGCGGCCGGGTCTCCGGCGGAGAGCTGTGGTCGTCCTCGGTGGGCAAGGTCTGTCCGGGCGACCGCCGTATCCGGCAACTCATCGAAGTCATCATCCCGCGCGCCCGCGTCCTCGCCGGACTCGACGCACCACAGGAGGAAGACGTGGACCTAAACGACTCGATGCGGGCGTTCATCTGGCCGAACACCGCTGAAATCAAGGACACCGTCGGCTCGACGCTGGCCAACACCCAGAGCTACGCCCGGACCATCCTCACCGAGCTGGCCTCCTTACGCGCCGACGTGAACCTGCTGAAGAGCCGGCCAGTGGCCGACGTCGATGAAGCGGCGCTTGCCGCCGAACTGGAAGCGCGCGGCGTGACAGGCGTGACCCCTGCTCAGGTCAAAGAGATCGTGCTCGGCGCGTTTGGTCGCGCCGCTACGGAAGGAAGCTAACCCATGTCTGACAAGGTGATCTCGTGGCTGCGCACTGTCCTGCCCGGCGCGTGGGCTGCGCTCGTCACATACCTGATGGTCCACTTCGCACTGCCTGAGGGCGTCGGCGTCACGCTCAACGTCTTCTGGGAGACCGTGGCCTACCCGACCGTCCTCGCTGTCGTGTACCCGCTGCTGCGCGCGGTCGAGGCGAAGCTTCCCGACTGGCTCACCCGTCTCCTGCTGGGCTCGGCGAAGCCCCCGACCTACGGAGCCTGATCGATGGTCAACCCGATCAGGGTGTGCATCGGCTGCACGCAGTCCGATGACCATCCCCGTCACGTCGTCGGGCTACCCGACGGCTCGGACGTGTACTGGCACATGGACTGCCACGCCCTGGCCACCGGCTGCGAGGTGTGCGCAGCGCAGATCTCCGGTGCTGACGGGGTGATCGGCGACGAGCTCCGTGTCCACCTGACCACGAAGGACGGCTGACATGCCTGCTCTCGCCCAGGCCGAAGCGGGGCGTCTCACCGACGCTTCGCTCGGCAAGGCCACGTTCACCCCGCCGACCACACCCATGATGTTGGGCTGTTTCACCACCACCGGCACCGCGTCGGCGGCGGGCACGGAGGTGGTCGGCGGCAGCTACGCGCGACAGAACCTGACCACCGCGCTCCCTGCGAACTCGACCAACGGGACCATCACGACAACCGGGGCGATCAACTTCACCAACATGCCCGCGGCGACGACGACCTCGGTTGAGGTGTACGACTCGAACGGCTCGCCACGACGCGCATGGTTCGGCGCGCTCACAGCATCGAAGACCACGGCGCTCGGCGACACCCTGTCGTTCGCGGTCGGGGCAATCACACTCGCACTTGGCTAGGGGGCATCGTGGCAATCGGTATCCAGCAGGACAAGTCGACCGAGAACGAAGCCCTGGGCCGGATCGCGCGAGGGCTGGAGAACGTGCTGGCGCAGATCGATCAGCACACCGACGCGGTCGGCGGAATGACCAGCGCCCAGTTCCAGGCGGCGCCATTCAACTACTCGCCGGCCGAAGCAGACGATGTGGTGGCGATGCTCGCGGACCTGAACCAACTGAAGCAGATCTACCGCGGCAACGCCACCCTCGCCTCGACGAAGAACTTCCGGACCAGCATCAAGAAGGCCCTCGGTCCGGGCTTCTTCTGAGGAGGTGATTTGGCGTGGCGATCACCGCAACCAAGTACACGCCCTCCGCGGCGTTCAACACCACGACTACGCCGAAAACCTTCAACAACGTCGTCATGGTCGCCGGTGACTACGTCGTCGTCTTCGCTATCACAGCTGACCAGACCTCCACGGCCACCGCGCCCACAGGCGGTACGGGTCTCTCGTGGACACAGGTCGGCCCGGTCAACGTGGGCGCGAACTGCTGGATCTCCGCCTGGCATACGGCAGTCGGTTCCGGGCAGACATCCACGCTCACAGTCGCCCGGTCGGCGACGTCGAACCAGTGGGGACCGAGCTGCCTCGTCGTCTCGGGATCGTCCGGTCCAGGTGCGACCGCCACCGGAAACGGTACCGGCGCGTCAACTCTGAACATCACCCCGCAGCAGGCCAACAGCTGCGTCATCTTCGGCGTCGGAGATTGGAACGCGGTCTCCAACGCGTCGCGCACAGCGCGCACCAACGCCGGTACCGCAACTGAGGATGAGGTCGGCTTCAACACGGGCCAGTACGGCTGGTACGTCACGCACCACCTCGACGCCGGGACCGCGGTGTCCAAGGCCGTCGGTTACAGCGCGCCCACCGGCCTGAAGTTCGTCGCCATCGCGCTGGAGATGAAGGCCGCCGGCGGCAGCACGGTCAACGGGGACGCCACGCTCACCGCGACCTCGTCCCTGACGGTCGCCGGGTTCGTCATCGCAATCTCGTCAGCGACCCTGACAGCCGACTCAACGCTGACGGCCGGGGCCACCCGGATCGTCCTACCTGCTGCGACCCTCACCGCGGACTCGACTGTCACGACAGCTGGTGTTGTGGTCAAGCCGGTCGCGGCAACGCTCGGCGCCACCTCAAGCCTTACAACCTCCGGAACAGTCACGACCACGGGCGCGGGGACCTTGTCCGCGGGCTCGACTCTCACGGCGGCCGCCGACCGGACCACGTTCGGCGCGGCCACCCTGACTGCCGGCAGCACACTGACCGCCAGCTCCGGCGCGATCCTGCCCGCAGACGCCACTCTCGCCGCGACGTCCACACTCACGGTCGCCGGGACCGCGGTCTCTGCCGGCGCCGCCACGCTGTCCGCTACCTCATCGCTCACGGCCGCGGCGATGGCCGTCCGGTTCGCCGTGGCGACCCTATCCGCGGACTCGTCGGTGACAGCCGCACCGGGCGGAAGCGTAACCGGGGCAGCGACCCTGGCCGCCTTGTCCGCACTGACTGCGGCGGGCACACCGTCCCGGCCGGCCGGCGCCGACCTGGCGGCTAACAGCGTCTTGCAGGCCGGCGCTGTCGTGACGGCGATCGGGGCGGCAGTCCTCGCCGGAACATCGAATCTCACCGCCGGGCCGACACGAACAGCATCGGCCGCCGCGGCGTTGATAGCAGTCAGCCTGCTGACGGCAAGCCTCGTGCCAGAGCGGGACCTGATGCTCACCGCCGGGCCGGCACACGCGAAGTGGTCGGCTGGCTCAGCACGAACGAAGTGGACCGCAGGCGCGGCTTACGTGAAGTGGTCCAGCGGACGAGCGGGGGTCGAGTGATGCTCAGGACAGAGATGCCCGTGTGGTCCAAGGACTATGTGCGGCTGCCCATCGGCGCGCGTGACACGTCCGGCCTGGTGGATCCGACGGGCCTGCCGATCGTCATGGGGTTCACGCCGGTCCGGACAGTGGAACCGGTGCTGTGGTCGACCGCGATCTGGGAGTTCATCGACGGCCAGACCTTCGGCGCGCTGCTGGTCGGGACAGGTAGTCCGCACGGCGTAATGACCGCCGGCAGGTTTTGGGTGTGCGCCCGGGTCACCGACAATCCAGAGATCCCGGTGGTGATCAGCACCAACCAGTTCAAGTTTTTCTAGTCCGGTCGACTGAACAAACTGAAACGGCCCCACCTTCCCTTAATCGGGAGGGTGGGGCCGTTTTTGGCGTTCTCAGGCGGCCTGGTTACGGAGCTTCGCCTGGTGGGCACTCTCCTGGACGGCGTCGACGATCCACCCGCAGATCAGCAGAAGTACCGCACAGATCAGCAGGATGAACGTCCACGCAGTGGGCGCTGACATGACCTTGTCGCACAACGCGAAGCCGGTGTTGGTGAGCTCGCCGCCGCCGCCCGCGAGGACCGATCCGCAGTCTGCGCCGCCGAACTGCGCTGTCTTGTGACCAGCGAACCCGACGATCAGGCCAGCTATCAGGAGTATGACGCCCACGATTTCCATCGTGGCGAGCGCGTTTCTGGCGCGTTCTGTTTCCGCTGCCTGCTCGCTCATGGCTACCTCCTGCTGCATGACGTGTCTCCTCGCCTTGTCTTAGGTGATCTCCAGGGTGTTACGGGCTGACCGTCAGCAGATATCGCAGTCGGCTTGAGCTTTCTCGTCGTTCAGGTAGTAACACTTCTCGATGGTGCACTGCTGCGCGGTCAGTGGACACGCTGCGGGCGTGATGTCCACGGTGGGCTCGTCGACGGGTGCCGCGAAAGTGGTTGGCATGTGTCTGACGCCTTTCTGACTAGCTTTCGGGGGGGGGTTACAGGGACGCGACGAGCTGTTGCATCGCCAGCCGGACTTGGTCTTCGGCGCCCTCGAAATAGAAGGCCTGCTGTGCGCGCTCGGCAAGCAAGCTCCACACCGCCGCTGTTTGGGGGTGGGTGGAGTTGTTCATCAACTGGTCGAACTTGGCCAGTGCGTCCCGGTATCCGTCGGCGACTGTGGTGGTGGGGAGCTCGACGAGGCTGTCGGGTATCGCCATGAGCGCGGCTTTGAGTGCGTCGATGTTCATTGCCGGTCCTCGTTGATGGCTTGGTCGAGTTCGGCCACGGCGTCTTGCTGGCGCTGTAGCCGTGCCTCGCGCATCGCAGCTGGGTCCTGGTATTCGTGTCCGTGCTGGCGTGCCCAGTCCAGGCAGTCCGGGCAGCGTTCGGTCAGGCCGGGGTACTCCGGTGGCATGTCGAGGTCGACGGCGGCGTCGCAGACGGCGAACACCCAGCGGAGCCCAGCGGCTTTATGCAGGTAGCGGTTGACGTTGGCGAAGTGTGTGAGGTAGGGGCAGCACAGGTCGCGTCGCCATTCGAACCGGGAGGGCTTGGGTGGCGTGTCGAACCAGTCGTTGCGGGGCGCCGGGGGAGTGTCCTCTTGCGGCGAGGTCATCACGCCGCGTCCATGGTCGGCGTGACCTGTCGGGGGCAGGCCGCGCCGACACCCTCACCTCGGGGGTGAGGTGCGACACCGACCGGAGCCAGGTCGGGGGGCACCGGCTCCGATCGGCTGCTCTGGCCCGGACCGCCACTGCCGGGGAGGGCCTCTCCACAGGAAGGAGGGGAGGAGGAGAGTGCGGCGGTCCGGGGATTGGGGTCCGCGCCCGGGTGAAGTGGTGAAGGGCACCCGGGCGCGGACAGTGGAGTCTCAACGCCCTGTGCGGCGGAGCCTCCGTATAGGAAGTCGTAGTGCGCGGTCTCAGACTGGACGTGGCGCAGAGTGTCAGCGTTGAGCTCGCGGCGGAACGCGTGGTAGAGCGCCTCGCCGATCAGGTAGAGGAGCTCGACCGTCAGCACGATGAGCATGATGGTGAGCCACTCGGTGGCGGTCACGACAGGAGTCCGCGGGCGATCGCTTGACTGCGGATCTTGTTCAGCGACGTCAAACAGTCCGAGATGGTGTACAGGTCCATCGTCTGGTCGGGCGGGTCGGTGCTCGGACCGACCTTGGTTCCCGGCCAGAACTTGACGCCGATCTTGGTCTGTCGCCCGACCTGCACTAGGCCGACCTTGCCGGTGACCGGATTCCCGTAGGTGTCACCGATGTGGATCGTTTCCCAGCCTGGTAGCCATGTGATGGCCATGTGCGTTCGCCTCCCCGAAAAGGCATACCGGCTACCCCGTTTGGGTTACCGGGAAACGATGACCGGCGTAACCGGCCACCGTCCCGGGCCTGCCGCTGGCGCATCAGTCCCGGAGGAACCGAAAGCGGCGTTGGCCTACAAGCACGGTACAACGAGCGATGGCTAATAAGCGATGGCCCGATCGGGCGAATGCAGAATAGCGAGCCGTCGGGGGATGATGTGCAGCGGACAGACAGATGGAGGGACATTGGCGACACACAACCCGCAGCGGGCCGCCCTCGGCGAGATGCTGCGCAACCTCCGACAGCGGGCAGGACTGGACACCGACCAGGTCGAGAAAGAGCTCGACTGGTACAAGGGCAAGGCCAGTCGCGTCGAGGTCGGCGGTCGCGGGATTGTGCCGGCTGAAGCGGCCAGGCTCGCCGAGCTGTACAAGCTGGACGCTGAGGATGCGGCGACGCTGCGCCTGCTGGCCATCGCGGCGCGGAAGCGGGAGAGCCCGGCGCATGTGGCGGACTTCGCGCAGAGCTACATCACGTTCGAGCGGCAGGCCGACGAGATCCTGTTCTTCGACGACATCCTGATCCATTCCCTGGTCCAGACGGAGAGGTACGCCCGCGCCCTGCTGGGGACATCGTCCACGGTGAAGCTGGGCGAGCGAGTCGCCGACCGGGTGGCGCGGCAGTCGATCCTGAAGCGCCCGGACCCTCCGACTGTGAAGATCCTGCTGGGCGAGGCGGCGGTGCACACGCTGGTCGGCGGCGCCGAGGTGATGCGCCAGCAGCTGCGGCATCTGCTCGACGTGGCCGAGTTGCCGTCGGTGTCGATCCGGATCATGCCGTTCTCGGCTGGCGCGCACCGGGCGTTGGGTGTCGGGTTCCGGATCGTGAAGGTCGCCAGCCCGGCCTCGATCACTCGCGTCTACCTCGAAGGGTTGACGGACGCGACGTACATCCACGAGCCGGACGAGACCGAGGTTTACCTGAAAGCGTTCGCTGATCTCTGGGAGTCCGCCGCCGACGATCAAGAGTCTGCGACGATCCTCCGTAGGCGCATCACCTGACGGAGGAACTCATGGAGGACAGACGCTGGAAGAAGTCCAGTCGATCACAGGGGACAGACAACTGTGTCGAGGTGGCTCACACGCTCGACGGGTTGCGTGACTCGAAGAACCCGGGTGTCACCCTACCGGTGACCCGGTCTGGGTGGGGATCGCTGTTGAGGTCGCTCACCCGCTAG